CGATATACATATCCTCTTCCGGCGAGTACATGTGACCATTCTGGGCAAAGACATATACGAGTTTTTGCGCAAGGAGTTATAATATGTCAGCAATCAAAAGAACTACATGCGGCGATACCACCACCGTTGTTTACAAGACGAAGCCAGCGTGGTATCTGGCAGGGCAGAAGTTTATAATCGGTTCCGTGGCAGTGATTATTTCTGCCGCCATCGGCTACGTCGTTACTCATGTTACCAGTTGGGTTCCGGCGCAGTATCAGGAGTTAGTGACGACAGTGTTAATCCCGCTCCTGCTGTACGTGAAGAAATATATCTCTGTAACACAGGAACAGAGCCAGACTGTAGAGTCTGACCCTGTTGAATGTAATAGTCCTGATAAGCAGGATTAAATAAACTTTTTCAGTTTTAGTTGATTGAGTGTCTCGCATTGCGCAAGGCACTCTTCTTTTTTGTCGTATAGTTCATCTATCTCCGGTATCTCAACACTCTGTTGCTGTGCGTAAACCCATTTATTATCTTTCGTGTACACACATGTGGTCATACAGGGTATAAACGCGCCATCGACTTCCACAGGTAGCCAGCGGTAGAGAATGGACTCCTCTTCTTCCATAGGCTGACCTGACCACTTTAATAACTCGGTGATTAAGAAACGATAGCGTCCGTTTACCTTGCGGCAGGGGATAGAGTTATTTTTACACATGCGGCGTAACGACTGTGGATGAATGTTGAATATTTCACATACATCGTGTATACCAATCATACACAGACTGCCGCCGTTTAGTTCCGCGACTCTGGCGATGCGTTTGGGTATGGAGTCGAAATCATCGGCTCCTTCCCAGAAGGGATTGTCGCGTTGTTGAAAATGTTTATTGCGTTCCAGTACTTTGCGTACTTTGGTCTTTAACATAATTGAAGCCCCTTATGGGTAGCCACGCCCTGAGTTAAGGCGTGGCGGTCAGATATTTGCGATTACAGCTTATCTATGAGAGCGATGAACGCTTCAATAGTACGTTGCTTGTGTGACAGTTCTTCTTTGAGTCCTTTGACTTCTATTTCGTCAGCTTCCTTCGTCCCGTATGTATCACGCAGGTCGGTGAATGATTTGTACATGAATTTGATACCATCAGCTAAACTCTGTGCGTGTACACCGACAATTTCCATTTCTGCCCATGCTTCTTTGTTTTGATGGTAGTGCGCTTTGAGCCATTCTATACCTTCAAGAATGTTATTATCCATTATACTGGTATCAGTTTTAAATCCTACTCTGGAAAGAGCGACGGCGCACTGAACGTTATTCTGCACATGCTTTATGCAGGTCTGTTCCAAGTTGCTGATTTTATCCAGTGCTGTGTCGCCGCTGATAGCGATTCGTGCTAACGCGTATTCGATGTTGCTGAGTGTGTCGCGTTGCTTAACCAGATTTTTGATAATAGACATAATATCCGTGTTCACCGGATACGCTAAACCGTCGCTCATTATCATGTTTTTGATTTCGGCTTCCCGTTTCTGATAATACTCTATTTCGTTTCTATAGCCGTACATCTCATTTCTCTGGTGCGTTATAGTTTGTTCTAATAGAATTATATCTTCCGCAGTGTAATGGCTATAATCCTTTTTAGGAATATACTCTTCACCTTGTGCGATTGCCGCTGACATTTCTTCTACATCTTCTGGCACGTCAACAGCAATTTCAATATCACTGCAATATTCCTTCATGATGTAAGTCGCTTTCGCCTGATGTCCTTCAGAGACAACGTTGGAAATGCAAATATCTGTTTCTTTCACCTTGCTTAATGAATTGAGATAATCTTTTCCCTTCTCCAGACTTTGAGGAGAAACGAACTCGTCGGAGAATATAGTGTCGCAGATATGCCAGTCGCCGTCTATTACAGTATCTTTGTAGGATACAATAGCACAGCCAGCCGCCCGGGGAGTTGTGTGAATTGCGCCGCCCGGTGTTCTATAATAATTCTGTCCCATAGTAATTAACCTCTCTTCTTTTTATTCTTGTTCGATTGATGTATGCACCCGTCATTCGGATGCACCTGCTGGCGATGATATAGTGACTTTTTGCAATGGCAGTACTTGATTTTCTTCGTTTGAGTATCGTTGATATTCGGTATCCAGTACGCGCAGTGCATACACTGTTGATTACGATTAAATGTCATGTGGGTTCCTCAATACTCTTCCACTTCCTGCTGATTATCAGCGGGTTGCCAGTTGCGGCTCTCAGCTTCTTTTAACGCTGAATAAAAGTCCTTACCAGACGCACAGAGACAGTTATCCACCCAGTTATAGACGTATACGCCTTTTCCGTCTTTGCGTCTGGATACACCGTAGCCAGAGGGCATTAACGCCATGCGCTTGTAGGTTTCCACAGACATCTGCGCAATTATTTCGGCTATTTTTGTTAAGTCCAGCAAGTGGTAATAACATTTTTCAAAGCCTTCGGCGACATTACAGATACCCACAGCCGCTACTTGTCCAGCGCGGTTCTCCGGCAGTTGTGTGGCGCATATCTCCGCAAGGTGTGCCAGTATGAACTCCGCATTTTTCGACAGTTCGTTCAACTCTTCCGCTGTGGTGACACCGACGTTAGGTATAACAGCGAAGTCGTGCCACTGGTTGTCATCTTTATGCAGGTGCATAACTACCACGTCACCCACATTATAATCTGACGGGCGGACGGGTATCGGTGGTAATACGTTAATTGACATTATTCTTCTCCCAGACACATGATGCTCATAACACAGTATGAAGCTAAGTCAAGCATAGTGTCAGCCATAGACTCAAAGTTCGGCGACTTGTTGGACTGACACAACGACTGATAACGGTGATACTTGTCAGCGATGCGGCAGTAACATGCCGCGATGCCTACTTTCTCGAATGTACGAGCGAACGAGTTGCCGTAATCAGCGTTCTTCAACTCGTACAATTCACTGATTTTCTTCGCCAGTTCATGCACAGTGCAAGGAATGAAGGGATACTTCCCTGTCATTGCCGCCAGTGTCTCCATGCTGGCAGAAGCAAGAGTAGATAATGCCCGCATACGCGTATAATCATCCTGCTCTGTGGTCAATGCTTCTTCCACTTCAACGAACGCGGCGGCGATGGTATAAATAGTGTTCATGTCAGCCGCCATAGTCGCGATGGCTTCAAAATTAGTTGGTACTTTCTTGCGCTTCATTGTGCGCTCCCCCCTCTTCTTCTTTCTTTTGTTCTTCTACGTAACAGCCCGGACACAGCCCCAACTCGTCTTTAGTTATATCTGCACCGCAGACGACACAGGTGTATACTTCTTCTTTGTCCTGTTCCTCTTTTACTTTGCTCATAAAGCAAGAGACACACAAGCCCCAGTCTTTGTAGTATTCTTCGCATATCTCAATACCGCATTCTCCGCACTTGTGCGCTTCGGTCTCCAGTACCTCGCGCTCAGCGTTTAAGTCGCGCTGGATAGCATGACGTTCAGTGAACTTTTCTGGATACCGCGCACTCAGCTTGTTGATATTACGCGTCATCTCTTTCTCGAAAGTGGTGCTGAGGGTTTCACAGGCAATAGCCAGATACCACAGAATGTCGCCGATTTCTTCTTTTAAGTTAGTGGTATCCAGTTCCTTGCCGTAGAACAGCCACTTCTTCAACGCGTCAGTGAACTCGCCAACCTCAGTAGTTAATCCCATCGCCGCGTGTTGCAGACGTATATAAACGGGACGACTCATGCGTTGTGCGATGATGTCGAAGTCCTGTGACTCTGTGCGCAGTGCGAGGTCGATATAGGTCGCCGCAGATGTCGATGACGCGACTTCTGATGTTCGCTTATAGAATACCTTATGGCAGACAGGGCATTCTATTTTAACTTCATTGTGGGTATCTGTGTTCCCACTGATGTACTGTTCTGTCAGTTCGACAGTTGTATCGCATTCGATACATTTGATGAGTTTCATAGTGGCTTCTTCCACTCCTCGTTATATTCTATCACTGCAAGCATTATTGCCCCCAGAATGATGACGACAAAGACGGCAATATCAAGGACAACCATTGATAAGCATATTTTTGCTATTAGCCAAATATTTAAAGCTATAATAGCTTTACTTGCCATCCATGTTAATACCATAATCGAAGCGATGATGTTGACGATTATGGATATTAAAAAGAACTTTTGCGTGAACGTCTTGATGTCTTTCATGCTACCCTTCCTCTTCTTCTTCGGATATTATTTTTCCAGCTAACGTGAGCAACATGCTTTTTGATTTATTCATTTTGCAAACATATTGCTGGTAAATTTTATCATCTCGCAACCGCCGGATATTTTTTGCCACTAATGATGCTAATACATCAGGGGATAACGCGTCTAATTCCCAACTGGAATATCCGAATTGTTCAATATATTTAGTTGCCCGACTGTCTGTGAGTTTCGCAGGATTTTCGGGTGGAGAATATTCTTCTACTTGTGACATGTTTAATGCAATACGATGAACATTAACATCACAACGAGAATACCTTTCTAATCGTGATTGCACATCGCGTGTCATATCCATACCGGACGGGTCATGGTCTCCAAGGTATATAACATGTAGTTCTTTACCATTGATACACTGTTTTCTCAACTGTGTGCCAATAGAATACATGAGCGAGTCAGACGCATAACCTTTATTGGCTGTAAAAGAAACATCTTCTTGCAAACAAATTGGTTCCAATATTCCTTCCATTGCCTGTTTTTCTACCATAACCATTACATAGTTAGGCTGATTCTCCCACAAATCTATTTTAAATTGGTCGGCGCAAGATTTTAATATTTCTCCTATAGAACTCCAATGTGAGTTACGTACAGTTTCACGCCCCCTGTCAACAATATGCTCCCAGTCTATACATCCAGCATTTCTTGCTTCTGAGATGATGTTACCCAACATTTTGTAGTTAGATTCGCTATTGCTCCACTCAAAAGATAGCGGTTGACGTGCTACAAATTGATAGTATAATTGGCGCAAAGATAAATTATATCCCTGTAAATAATATTCGCGGCAGATATTGTTAGCCATATAGACTATTTCCTCTTTTTTAGGAGAAAATTGTATATCTATAAATTTCTCGTACATGCTATTCTCCTTTCTTTAGAATAAAGTCGTTGTTGTCCAGCCAGTGGATAGACGGCGAAAAGACATCGTACTTATTTGTCCAGACAAACCACGCGTACACCATCATACCTGTATGGACTTTACCATCTTCGCGCAGTGGCTCACCGAGCAACGGATACCGTGTAAACACGTACACTTCTGATAGCGGGAATTCTCTGTCACACCATATTTCATCATATCTCTGCTTACCGTGCAAGTATGACAACGGCAGAAGCATTGCTATTTCAGTTACACCGTTCGTCTCGCTCATTGACTTAGCGCGTTTGATAAACTCCATCGCCAGCGAATATGGCGGGTTGGTGATGATAGTATTGAACTCCTGCTTTCCAAAATCGTGCGTTAAGAAATCTATCCCCTGCGATAAATCAGTGGCGGTAATAACAGAACTCTCTCTATCCCCGTAACCATATTCTTTCAGGACTTTTACTATAGCACCATTACCACAAGCGGGTTCAAGAATATGACTACTGTAACCATTGCCATTAAAAAATCCTAACGTGTAAGTATCCAGAAATAATCTGGTCAAGCTATACGGAGTCTCATAGAAGTCCGACTCTTTGCGTTTATTGCTGACGTTGTTGGCAGAAAAATTCTTCCCGGTCATGCTATCACCATCGTCTCACCTTCGTGCAGTGCGTTATCCACTACTGCATCCGCGATGTTTTTCTGAGTGATTATCGGCACATCTACCACATTGATAGTGTTGCAGTTCAGGCAAGTGATATTACACTTACCATTTTCTGTGATGCTGGTCTCCTGCTCAGGGTACAGCATACAGTTATCCTTTTTGCAGGATGAGCATTTGAAGTATTTAATTAACATAATCCTCTCTCTTTTATCGTTCACCTCTACCTGCCCGCGCACAGCAGGTTTCGGCTTACAGCGTCAACATTATTCAGTTGTGAACTTTAGCGTTTTTTACTTTTTGTTAGATTTACTATTACCTTGTATCATGTGCGCGATACTCAGCGCGGAAGCATGCCCGCTTTTACTCCCCGCACCATGTTGTGACAAAACGCCATTTTGTTGGGAGTAAAACTGTGTCGCATCATCAGGTCAAACCGCGACGATGCCTGAAATGATTGCGGTACTGGCATCTCTTACATCTCCCCATGTGGGGATACTTTTTAACACGAATGAGATTATCACCCCATACCGCTATAGAAACATTCTCCGCCTTTTTACAGGCTGGACATTCGACCTTGTATTGTACCATATTGTCTGACCCACAGGATAAACATACTTGTGAAGAATGCTCCTCGCCGCAATCAAGACACTTATGTACCGATATTTTATTAGCCATATTAACCCCTTACACATCTATTATACCAAAATCAATACACTTTGTCAATACATTTTACTCTGTTTCCGGCATTTTTTCTGCCGCGAAAAACATGTCCCAATATTTGATATAATCTTCAACTTTCTTGAAGTATCCGTGTTTGAGGTATGCAGTTGTTTTGTGGCGATACACCACTTCATAGTTGTGGATATATGCCTGTGGGTCGGTAAATAGTGCAACGACATCTTCAATGCACCGGACGCAACACGCTTCTCCGCCCGCTTCCTGCCACTTGCGCATGAACGACAACTGGTGTGCTGTGGGTCTACCCGCTATAACGAACGGGGACTTCACTTTGGCTTCGCAGAATACCACACGCCCTTTATAGATATTCAAGCGGTCGGGGATGCCAGCTTCCTGACCCATCGACGCGACGATTTTAACGCTCTTTGCGTCCTTTCCCCATGACTTGAACAGGTCTTTTATAGCCTGTGATAGCACTGTTTCGTTTTTATATGGCATTATTTTGACTCCGATTTTAGTTCGTCTATCCACATATATATAATCATAATTATTGATATACCACCTATGATTAATCCGCCTAACGGCAATGACATAATCATTATTTTCAAGATTATATCCTCTGACTTGCTCAACAAAAGCTGAATACCCAAACATAAGCCATACTGCAAAGTTAAAATCATCAGAATGATAATAAACGCAATCACAGATGCAATTATTTTGCGGATTATATTTTTCATACACACAACCTCGGATTATCCCAACTATTCCCGCGCACGAACATACGATATTCGTCGATAACGTCGTGCGTGAGCATTGTCATGTCGTTCCATTCCAACCCTTTCTCCAGCGACTTGATGATGAAACCACCCTCGCGGTAGAGTACATGGAATAACAGGACTTCGTGAAAACGATTGATGGCTTGCAGGACATCTCCTTCAAAGATGCCTTTACCATTTTTGTCCGTCACGCAAGTATACATGCTGATAGTATCAGCCAGCACTGGCTCTTCTGTCTGTATATAAGGGTCTTTGATGAAGTAGGTCTTAACCAGCATTTCTTCACCGTCTTCCCTTACTTCAATACGCAACATGGTAACAAGGCTACCTATGACCCATCTACCCGTTGGTGTCTTTGCTCTACAGAATATGTCACGCATTTACTTATACTCCATATTTTACTTTAGCGTCGGCTATTAGGATATGGAAATAGTTTTTCATCTCTTGCTCACTCGCCCAAACATGAGATAGTTTAAAAGCTACCGTTCGAGGTTCCATACCTATTAAACCATCTGGCTTCCTGATTTCTTTGACTATTATGTTATATCTATCCACTGATATAACATCTACGGCACGTACATCGTATGCTCGTATACCATCGTCGGTTAACTGCGCACAATAAAGTGACACCCCTGTTAACTCTGAATCAAGGACGAGTTTTAAAACTCGCGCAAAGTGTTCGTTCATTTTTGTACTCCCTTTTTTAAAATTTCAATAGCTTCTTGTAACAAAGCTACATCTTTCATCATTTGTGTTACTTGTTTTTTATAGAACTGTGCTTGATTGTCACTCAATAGCAGAACTCTTGATGAGCGACATTTTCGTTGTTCTATATCTATATTTAATTCACCCTGTATCTCTTCTGCCTTTTTATGATAACGTTCAGATAATTCTTGAAGAGATTTTATTAGTGTAGGAGACACTACTACGCAAAACAATTGCGTATTACGATATTGCACGTTACTTTGTGACCCGGGCGGCGGATAAGAGTCGCGTTCTTTAATATTACATTCATGGCACATGTTATCTGTAAACACCCTTCCGCGACGTAAATATACAGGGTCATCGCTATCTTTCCAAGGTCGGCTTACACCGCATCTTTGGCATACCCACATCTTAGGTTCTTTTTGACGTTTTTTAAACCAGTCTGACCAACTCATGATTTTTCTCCTATAACTCAATAAAATAATACACACCATCTATATCACAAGCTAAACCAGTTTTCCCTTCTGTATTCGTGATATATCTGAGCGTATTTACAGGTACTTTGATTAAGGTATTCACAGTATTTATACGTACTGTATTATCACAGTTTATGTTTATGACTTTATTACCCTCTCCTTCTTTGTACCAGCTTGAAGCTAACTCACTTACCTTGCTCCAGCGATGAAGAGAAAGATATAGTACTAAATCAATGTCTGTCATTATCTTTCTCCTGCAACAACGGAAGAACATCACCTATCAATTCGTTTATCTCCTGCTGTAAGATATGATAAGTACGCGATACCTCTTCTTTTGCCTGACGTAAACTCTTTAGCCTTTTATTGATACCCTGCATAGTGTCGGGTACTTCATTAATAGTTGTTTCTTCGCGCTCTGCCTTTTGCTTTTCAAATTCCTTTAATCTCTGGCTATTCATTTTTAGTGACGCTCGTGCTTTAGTTATATTCGCTTGGCATTCGTGGATAGCACCCTGAATAAAGCAGTCAGGACATAACCATCCACTGCAATCTTTTTCTTTTGCTGGTATATGTACCCATTTCCACCCAAACCCTCTGGCTTCCTCATAAATATGTTCTATTTCCACACGCAGTTCCATTCTGGTCTGGCATTCTCTGCATTCAATCGTAGACATAATTATAACCCTCTCTTCGCCATAAATATGGCAATAATAATTCTGCGCATATTTGCGCGTTTAATCTCGCGGCGGATTTTAGCTTCCCACTTGCGCAGTGCGTCTGGATTTCCTACTGTAGCATTAATACTACATCGAAAGTCTAAAGTCGGTGGAGTATTCCATGCACTTGCTATGTCTCCTATTTTATAATTAACAGACATATCTCTCATCCCCACTGGAGTATGTTCATCTCCGGCGAAAAACAAGAAGTTATTTATATCGAAATCTTTCGGTTCCATAGTTCCCTCTCTTACTCATCTATTATACCAAATTGTATTGAACTTGTCAATACAGTTTAATACTTTATTTTGATTGTTTCTCCTTCACCACAACGCGCACAGCCACAGAGACATCAAAATTAGCTTTCCCTTTCTGAACAGTAGCGTGTGGTTCCGCTATCAGATACATCTCCTGACCTTTGATAGCGTCGAACTCCTGCATAAGCTGATTGATTAAAGCCTGTATCCGGCTGGCGTGGATAATCTCTTCTTTCGACATTTTGTGCTGTACCACGTCGTTATCAGCGGCTACTTCTGATACTAATAGTGTTATTGTATGTGCTTTAGGTTTACCACAAAGAGCCACAGCTTCTTTTAATTTATCAACAGACAGTACAGCTTCATGTACAGCAGGAATAGCTGTGCCTTTGTGGTTGCCATACAAATCTTTTAACATATCGTCCTGACGCTGGCGCAAACCTTCTGACATTCTGCGGTTAATTTCATCGAACATGGTACTCATATTTACATCTCCCAATCTATCGCCATAGCTGACGCTGGCGACGCAAGTATTAACGTTTCCGAAGCACGTGTGGCTCCCACGTAGAACACGCGGCGAATGCTGTCACGCTCTTCTTCTGTCCCGTTCCATTCGTTCATGCCTTTTTTAGATAAATCAGGCATCACAATAACTACCTCAGCTTCTCCACCCTTAACACTATGTATAGTGCCAACGGTTAGTTTCGGCTTCGCATTTAGTGTGTCCTTGCCATAGAGTTGTGCTATGCGCAAGGGATAGTTCGCACTTTCCTGATATTCATTTTTGAGTTGATTGTACCACCAGTCTATATCAGGCTCAGTTGTCACAAGACGAATGACTTCATCTTCTTCAAATATCTCCATCAGTGCTTCCGCAGATGATATACGATAAGCGAATTCTGACTGCCCCCACATCTCCAGCACTTTACTCGCGCCACGCTTAATCAGACCGTCTTTGATTTTCATCGCCGAAGCCCACAGCGCAATGTCCTGCGTATTCCACGGTGTGCTGTTAATCCCGTCTTTTAAAGAGTATTTCAGATACGCCATAATCCTTGCTATCATCTTCGCTTTTTTCTGCAAAGGGTTCCAGTCGCCGCGCTTCGGTCTGTACGTGTTGGAGAACGGCACACCGTTGTCCATTAATGACTTGATAGTAGGAGACAGCATATAACTGCATGATGCGAGTATCATGACTGTTTTACCATCGCGCAAAAACTTATCGGCTACCTCGCAGACATATTCAGGGTTTTTATAATGGAACGCGGACGGCATATAACCTACCAGACCATCTTCGTCCTTACCTACAAATTCCTTCGGCTGGCGCACGTTGACACGTTCTATCCACTTCTTGGTGAACTTCAATATTTTGCGCGGCAGTCTGCGTGATAATGGCAGTACTTTTATGTGCTTTGGGTCTATGGCAGGGAATAAAAATGCTTCCGGTGACGCACCAGCGAAACGGTAAATGCAGTTGTGCGTCACTATTCCGTCTGCTATATATGAGTGGGTTTTCTCAACATTTAAACCCACAACATCTCCTTTATAGTATTCACGGGAGACCTGTATCGGCTCCCATATAACCTTTCTATCTTGTGTAGGAATAGGTACACTCATAACTTCTGGCAATAAATTACAAGCAATCACTTTCATGTTTCTTGCGCCATAAACATTTAACGTACCCTTTTTAAAAATAGGGAACTCAGGGTATCTACCGCAAGCCGCCAAGCATTTATATGCCCGTGCTTTTTGTTCTACTGGATTTAACCTTCCCCATAAATATTTTATAGATTCTGGATTAACATATCCAGCAATTCCTGCATTGGTAGGCTCAAAACATAAAGTAGGTATTCCGTATTGTGCAGAATAGTAATTTTCTAACACAGAAGCATGTTGTCGGGTATCTGTTACTTCTAATACCCATGCTTCATCTGTATTTTCTTGTCTGCACCTCACAGGTAAATGCAAACACCCATCTGCCCGCATTAATTTACACCACCCTATTTTCCATCTATCTGCCTGTCGCATCAGGTATACAACACACTGTTCACTATGATGAGCATTGTTATTCATTCTTACTACCCACGGGTGATTATGAGTAGTAACTGTGGATAAATTTCCTACAGTTACTCTTACTGCGCTACCATCGTATGGAGTCCGTGCAATCTCTGTTACCACTTGATTACATTGTATTTTACTATGCGTAAAATTGTAACCTCTGATTTTATCTCCAATTTCTAAATCTTCGATATTTTTAACTGAATTATCCGACATTGTGATTTTTGTCCCCAAGACCCCTGCTTGGTCATCGTCCCCGGCTTTTAATACATACCGCATATTTTTCATCCATTTATTAATTAAAGACAACTGCAAACGGCTACAATCCTGCACTTCGTCATATATCCCTATCTCCGGTCTATCAGGCGCATAGTCAACGTCGCGCAGACACCTGTAGATTAAGTCGTTATAGTCAAGGCATCCGGTTTCATATTTCCATGTTTTCCATTCTTCCGCGAAGTCAGCCACATCATCAGGATAGCTTTCTTTCGGCTCCATGCGTGAACGCAGGACGTTTAGCTGGCTTAATAACTTCGCACCTTCGAGGTCGTCAGAAGAAGGCATCTCGTCAAGGTCGTCCACACTGGCGGCAGAAGAGCCTGTTATCCGCCATTGTGGGTGACTGTCGTTCCAACTGCCGATAACCTTGTTAGTCTCAGCTATTTTAATGCCACCGCCTAACGCCTTATAACAGATACTGTGGAGAGTACCGATATTCGGATACACAGTATCTTCGTAATCGTCCTCACCATACAGTGCCGCATTCTCTTTATCAATACGCGCTACCAGTTCCTTCGCCGCGCCCTTGGTAAAAGATGATATTAACACGTTCTGCAATATACCCTGCTGGATAAATTTTCGGATATATGTCATCAATGTATATGTCTTACCAGTACCCGGGCTACCGAAGAGTCTGTGTTCTGTGCCGTGTTGAACATTGTCATCTATGAAGTTGTCCATACTACCCCTTTACGGAATATGAATTATATTCTCGTTAATGCGCCAATAGCTTTTACGTCCCTTGCCGTTGCCATCGAATTGCCAATTTAACTCGTATGGTTCAGCACCCGCAGACCGCAAACCTATATATAATTTTCGTTCCGTGAATATCACGTCTTTCTGATGTTTTGCCCACATCTTATATTCGGAACTCATAAAGTAAACAAACCCGTCCTCTTTCGTAAACGGCTTCCGACTTCTAATGCTGGCATAATTATATTCGCCAATACGCTTCTCAGCGATATACTCACGCAATAAGACTGTGTGCATACCCGCTTCCGTTGCTTCCTTGCCCATCTCTACGTCCTGAGCAATATGAAGCATCGCCTGTGCCAGACCTTCCCATTTTTTACCCTGCTTCGGCGGCAATATACGAGTAGCTTCCGCTATCTGCAACCGGAATTTCTGCTCTGATGTCAAACAACTGATGTCGCCAATCGTGATGTCTTTCGGCAGATTAAGACACCGCACCGTGTAAATATATGGCTCTGCTTTCAGGCAGTAAATACCCTGTATAGGGAACTTCGATAATTGCAATGTCTCTGTCAGGTTGCGTAAAATATCTTTATCACTGAACTCGTCAGGGTCTCCCTCAGCAGTGGTCACATTGACCACGACGTTATCTATATAATCATGCGCCGATGCCGACACAAGGTTCTGATGAGCCTTCGATATGGTTGTCTGGTAATAACCCCTATGCTTAACGTCCTCGCCGTGGTCAGTGCGAAAACGCAGTAACAACAGGAATATTTCTTCGTCTGTCAGCCCTAACTTTACAGCATAGTTCGCAATAGTCATATCCCATGCCGACATACTATTGTCAGGCTGTGTGCCGTCCGCCCTTAATGTTTTCGCTGGCATTGACCACGCGTTGCGGATACGAGGGTCAGCTTCAAAAATAGCGTCTCTGCGCTCTGTGGTCATCTCTTCCATACTGTTCGGCAGATTAAGTTTCGCCAGCGTACCTGTGCCATTCGGCTTCTTCTTTTTGGACTCTGAAATATGATGATAGTCCAGAATACTGTTTATTTTCGATGCCTGATAACGTATTAACGGCGCGTCGTACTTCGTTATAGAAACTTCCCGCGCTGGCTGGTACTTATGGTTTAAAGTCCCCGGGACTCTTAAAATCCTCGCGAGGTCAGCGGTAGAGTCAATCGTATATCCGCCATACTCGTGGAATATCTTGCGAATTAATGACTGCCATCGGAACACCATGTTCTGTGCTTCAAAGTGCATATTCTCTTCTTCACATTTGAACATCTTGTCGAATAGCCAGTACGCATGGACACCACCACCCGTTTCCACCACCATTGTGGGATACAGCGGGAGTAATTTCAGCAAGTTATAAACCTGCTCCATTGTTTCAGGGTATCTCTTTTTAGAGTCATGCGCACCTGCGACGACATCTATATCAGCCCACACCCCCGGGATTGTTACTATTTCATCTATTTCAGCCCGCTTGTTAACGGAGCGTTTGTTTCCATTTTTATGATAAGGGGCTAAACCAAGCCCGAAATACATCTCCCGTCCTTTACTGCTACCGTGTAAAGCGGCATCTACAGCTTCTTGTTGCGACGCGCACCAGTGTGAAGTGCGCAAGTTATCCCATATCAGGATTGTGTTGTTGTTGATTTCTGGATAGAGCGCGTAGAAAAAGTCAAGAGTATTCATAAGTCCCCCGTATCGTTTTGCGTGACATTAACTGTAGCAGATACGTGCTAAAAAGTAAAGACAATAAATGTAGTGTCTGCCTGTGCAGACAGACACTACTGATAGATTTAACCGGAATTAACTTACATGTTTAACACAGGAATGTCATCGTTGTCGATGTCATTCATGGCTTTATCCAGTTCCGCGTCGGAAGGTACGTTGTCATCTTTCGGTGCTGTGATTTCAGCTTCGATAACTTCATCTTCCACCGCCGGAGCCTTCGGTACTTCACCAACGAATGTGGGTTTATCTGACGACATATTTACTGATACTGTGTCAGCGGACATGTCAATTTCAGTCGCTTTCAGGTGTGGCATCCACTCGTCGCCAATGGCGCGGAGCCGTTTAGCTTCTGTTGGCGGCAGGTCGGCAACCTTACTGAACTGGCACACAGCATACTTTACTTTTTTGGTGTTCTCTTCCTGACGCAGAGTGACAGCGGTAACTACGCCGGACAACCGCTTGCCAGCTTGCAACAGTAATTTTGCGTAATCCATGAACGGCTTTTCCGACATAGCGGATGCGAACATAACCATCGGCAAAATTCCCTGTTCAGTCATGAAGAAAATCAATTTGTGCGGACGGCACTTGCGTGAACCATTGACACCGGAGCCGAACTGATTGAAAGCACAGGCATCGCATTTAAAACCACATGCCTTTGCGTACTTACCTTGCGGGTTTGGTGTTTTGCCGTCATCTGACCAGCAATCAGGACGATTGGTTTCTGCCTGACCGAACTCAACATCATAGCACTGCTTGATGTCGCGGTGGAAGATAACTACGCCTTCAAAGGACTTCGTTTCCACTTCACCCTCTGCCGCAGGGTATACCCACGTGGTGGAGCCAGCGGCTGGCATTTTAATAGCCGTCAGGTCGGATACACGAAGGACGTTATCACCAATGTTCTCATTGATAATCTCGCGGATTTCTTCGTCCGGCAGGGATAAAACCATCCAGTTTTCAGGATTGATTTTCGCGATTTGATTGTTGTTTGTGTTGCTCATAGCAACCCCCTTTTATTTGTTTGCGGTATTTATTATACCATATTCAATACAATTTGTCAACCCTTTCTGGCAGTAATTGTTGGTTTCAATAAAACTGTCAGATATGGTTTAAGATGTGCGGGCAACAGATTACGCATCTGTGCTTCTGAAATCATTTCTGGGTCAGATATTAAGGAGTTGTACTCATGTTCTATCTGGTCAGTTAATAATCCTAATGATGCCACCTCGTCGAGATATTCATTAACGAATGGCGCGGGATTATTCTTAATAGTCGCTACCGTTTCTTTAATCCGGCTTTTCATGCTGGCTGGAAAGATATACTCGCGTATCTGTTCTTTCCATGCCCGGGCATCCTCACCTGTCAGGCGGTCAAGTTCAGTTATTTCTTCACCTGCTTCCGCTTTTATAGCTTCTATCTCCGCCAGTCGCCGGATAGTGTCGAAGGCTTCAACCTGCTGTGCGACGAGGATGTTACCTACCCATGTCTGTGTACGTGACATGGAGATGTTCGCGGGTATCTGGTCTTTCGGCATCAGGCGATTATCAGTGAGATAACCGTCAAGGAATATTTTCATTTCCGCGATGTCCTGTGGAGTCACTTTGATAGTTATCTTTGCGATGTCCACATCATATCGTTCATCTGCCAGTAGTTCCTGCTCGTGTTCGTCTGCCAGCTTTTTAAGTTCTTCACCCTGCTTTACCCATGCCCGGACGTAGTAATCCATCACGGCGAAGAACTTCGCTTTTTTGATAATGCTATCTTCTTCCGGCTTTACTATAGGGAATACATCACTGTTTGGCGATAAAGGTGATACCCCGTATTGGTGCAATGGTTGCACTTCATTCGGGTCGCCGTTCATAATTACTTCGTGCTGTTCTCTTGTTATCTCTTCCATAGCCATAGCTATAGAGTCTAACCTGTCATTATCAGCCCCGCGCATAGAATTTAATGCCTGAGTTAATTCAACGCGAGATACCTCTATAGGCTGTGGCATATCAGCCAGTACTGGCTGTACGTCATCATCATCAAAATCAGGTGCTTTAAGTGTCATGATTTCTTCTTCTCCTCTGGTTTAATTTCCGCTTCTCGCGGAAAGTGGTGTCAGTTTTCTTTTCTTGAAAACGTGCCTTCTCTGCATTTATATGGCAGATACGACATCTAAAATAACCGTTCGACCGTTGCTCCCAGTCGTCTTGCAAACAACGTTTGCACTGTTTATTGCGTATCATCTTTCTCTGGCTCCCAACCATCAGAAGCTACTATGCCGATAGTGTTTTTATGACGCTCTTTACACAATAAATTCTTGCGCACAAACATGTGTATCCAGCCGCTACCTGTACGATGAGTATGCGCATAATAGTAATTACTCTTGTCGATAACAGTATACGCTTTCACTACTTCTGGATGATTGTTTGGCAGTACTATAACTGCTACATCTGTATCACACATTACCATTCCTCTCTTACACATCTATTATACCAAATTGTATTGAACTTGTCAATACAATTTGGTAATTATTTTTAAGAACGTCGGCGCAACTCGTTAAGTACGTCCTCAGTGATATTATCCTTCTTCTGCAATGCCTGAAAAATAATCTCGTCAATCGTGCCAGCGCACTGCAAATAGTAAAACGTCACGTCTCTGGTTTGACCGTGCCTGTGGCTCCGGCTGATTAACTGCTTATACGTTCCGCCCTCGTACCCCAGTGAGTAAATAATGTTATACCGCGCTCTGGTAAATTCAACGCCCTCAGCACCGCATTTCGGGTGTACTATCAGCACGTTCGTTTTACCAGCTTGCCACTCTTCCAATTCCTTGCGCACACCGGATAATTCAGATACTGTCCTGCCCACATCTGATGAGAGACATATACCGCGTATCGTATCTATATCATGACGGAACCGCGCAAAGATAACGACAGGCTCGTCTCTGTCCATATCAGACAGCAGTTCTATCAGTGCTTTCTCTTTCGCGTGTGATACTATCTCCATATCACCGTCGTCATTCGGCACACTGCCGGACACGAACTGCGACAGTCTCAGCGACTTAACCAGCGCATTCTGCACACTCAGTTCACCGCTATTCAGTTGCACCCACATCTGCTCTTTCAGGAGTTTATACTTCTTCATAGCTTCCGGCTCTAAGTCTATCTTTAAGAACGTATGAGTCGCTTCCGGTATCTTAACCACATCACGACCGTAACGGATACCATGCTGATATAGCAAATAGTTCATCTCATCCTGATTAACGAAGTCCACTATCTGCTTCCCTTCAAATCCACCTGTGATACAAAACCGCGTCTTAAATCGGTGAAAGGAAGCCCCGAACACCATCGGATTATAAAATCTGAATTGACTCCATAAGTCCACCGGACTGTGGGGCATGACCGTTCCTGTCAACATGAGAAACATCGCTTTGCCGCGATAATGGTCTCCGATTTTCCACATACCTTTCGCGGCTTCTCCATTCGTGCTTTTTATCCGGTGGCTCTCATCCAGCACGATGTGGGAAAATCCGGCGACTAAGAATAGTTTTAAGATAGCTTCGCGCCAGACACTGTCATAATTCATAATGACTACAGGGATTAACTGCACCGCCTTTGCGTACTCTATCTGCTGTGCGATATACTCTGCTGTCTTTGCGGAGTTCCACGACTGCTTATATTGATATATCAAGTGGAAATTACTATCGCAGTCCACCGCGTGTTTATGGAACTCAGTATCCCACACCCGCATGATGTTTTTAGGACAGGCGATTAAAACACACTGACACTTCGGGTCGTTCTGCAATATGTCAATGGTTGTTTTCGTCTTACCTGTACCCATGCCAAGCAAAGCGAAGCCCCCGCCATTAGACCGCAGGAACGCGATAGTACGTTGCTGATGTTCCCACGGCTTAAATATATGCTTCGGCACATCCGGTATCTTTTCCAGAGGTCGCGCCTTAAAATTGTTCCCCGTCAAAGTATCCTGTGTGACGGAGATGCCGGATAACGGCAACCATGTTTTACCGTTCAGGCAAATAGCCAGTGCGGTCTTTGCCGTCACATACGCCTTAAACACTTTCGGCACACTGTGCTTTTCACAATACCATTCTTCTTTAACGGTGACGATGACGCGCTCACCGAGAATAATGTTTATCATTTACCACTCTCAATCGCTGACACCGCTCTACTGTCTATCATGTCAGCCAGATGCAATATCCAGTCCTCTGTGGACTTCGGCTGTATGTCAACCCCACCGCCAGCGAATGTGCCATGATGACTGAGCAAGGTGTAAATCATGGTCTGCTCTTCTTCATAAGACAGCACATTACCCATCTCTTCATTCGCTTTGTGCAACTCCATCAATATACCATATCTGTGGTCGCACAGCGTCTCGCTGTTATAGTCAATCGCCGTAGTCCACACGTAGTCCTTAATTTTCATAAGGTCGTGAAGCAAGGCGCAACAGATTAAACGGCTTTCATTGACGACTCCGACCAGTGCCGGATAGTTTCTCAGGATACTTTTCACTGACTTCACTACACCGATTGTATGCAGTAAAAGCCCGCCCAGTTTGTTGCCATGATGCTTCTTCGCGGCGGGACAGACAACGAACTGCTTCCATGTTTCTTCATCCAGCATCAACTTACCGCATATTTCGCGATATGGCGACTCCAGCATATCTATCTCTTTCGCTATAAAAGTGATGTCGTCGTCACTGATGATGTATGCTGGCATGAAATTCTTGTCCCCGACATAACCTGATGCGTCAGACGCTATTATCGTCGCGCTCTGCATCTTTATCTGGTTGTTGCCGTTGTAAGGCTTATCCACTGCACCTGTGATGTTGAATATCTGCCCGGGCTTCATACCGTCGCGGAATGCTTCAAAACTATCCCACAGTTTTATGTCGATATTACCGGACATGTCCTGTACTGTGATAGACAAATAATCTTTCCCTGCCTTTGTCTGCTTCACATCCACTGACGCAATCATGACATCCATGTCATACTTCGCGCCATAAGGTAATTGCTGTATATCTGCTATATTCATTTCTGCTCCCGTCTTTTTAATGTCATTTCTACCACTTCGATTTTCCGGCATAAGTGCCAGTACACACTGTTGTTACCGCCAGCGAACGCCAGAAAATCGGCACACTGCTGTTTCATATATACTAAATCGTCAGCGGTAAAATCATCACTGTCGGTATAATAAAACAGTTTAACACCTCGTTCAGATAGCATCCTGCTTCTCCATATATTCTTCCTTGCTTCCTTCGTATACCTTGCCATCTTCCATAATAACTGTGGTAAATTTATCAACACCGACGCGCTCTTCAAAGACCTGTGCGTCGTACTGCTCTACGATGTCTTTAATCGCCAGCATACTCTTCTTATCAAGGAACGCACCGTCACGGATGAGAATAACGCGCAGTGCCGGATTCTGTGCGAAGCCGATAGCTACCGCTATTTTTAACTGCAATGCAGATGATAATTCGGTGAATGGTATACCACCGACTTCCAGACAATCGCCGGACTCTGAAAATGTTACACCATCGACAGGGAACTTCGCATTGGCTATCTGCTCTTTCTTTGTGCGGTCGATTTCTGCGAGTCGCTGTGTCATCTTTTCGTGTTCCGCGAACATCACCTTGTATTCCGCTATTTTTTCAGACCGGAACGCGTTCTCGCGCACCTTAACATTCAGTTCCGCTATATCCTGCATACGCTGGCGCAGTGCGGATGTGTCAAGGTCAACAAGAACATCAACGGTTGCCTGACGAGCCTGTATATCTTTAGCAATATCCTCGCGTTCCTGCATCTGCTGGCTCAACATATCTTCCGCATTCTTTAGCTGTTCTTTCAGTACTCTGATACGTTCTGCCGTGTTAGTAATGCTATTGTTTACATGTACATGCTTCTGCTGTACATTAGCTAACTGTGTGCGTTGCAGTTCGTTATCTCTGTTCACCGCATTCAGCTTCTCCATCTCATCCATAATTTCATCTGTGGTCATCTCCGTTGCCGGAATGCCCTGATGTTTCGGCATCGCTTCAATCTGCGCTCTCAGCTTATTCGCGGATACTGTCAGCGGTGTCCGGTTATCGTACAGACGCTTATATTCAGTGTCCAGTGCTTCAAAGTCAAGACCTAATAAAGCACGGAATAACTCCACCTGCTCTTTCGGTTTCATGCGAATGAACTTAACAGGGTCGAACGCGAGGTCGCCGATAATGGTCGGCAGGAATTCTGACGGCAATATAGGATTACCCATACCGTCATGGATTTTCAGTTCTGTCTTTACCGCGCCCTTTTTGTCTGTGCGGATAGTGCGGGTAATGACATGACCGGATGACAGCTTAACTGTTGTGGAGCCTTTCTCTGCTTTACCATGCAATGGCTTAACTGGCAGGTTACGGGCATCAGACAGCGTACATTCAACGGCTTTTAAGAAACTGGATTTACCAGCACCGTTCTCACCGCCCAACACTACCACACCATCATCGCCGACTTCAACGGTCGCTTCGGACACCCGCAAAAAGTTGCTGATGTCTACCTGTGTGATTTTCATAATTTCCTCTCTTTTTGTTCTCTGACATATAAAACTTTCTCGTGGTCTGGTATTGTATAATCAGTAACGAGAACATTAAAAATCTTACCTCTCATCTGTTCTTTATCAGTGAAAAATCTGATTTCTGAACCATTCTGTAGCCGGATATAATTATACTTGCTTATCGACATTGTTATCGTATAAGGTATATGCCCTAATAACTCTTTAAAAGCACGTTCTTTGTGGAATACGTCTGATATTAACCATCCAGCACAGATATTATCATGATACCTGATAGCCCTGTGTAACAGATACAAATCACTGGCTAACTTTCCTTCATAATAAAAGTCTTTAAATATACATAACTGTTTGGACATCTCTGCTTTTTCATGTTCTAATATTTCGTTATCAGCAGTCCGCAGATTATACAATTTCTGCCAATCTTTACGTGGCTTCGCTAATTCTTCTTCATAACCACTGTCAATATTCATTTAAAATACCTCTCTTTCGATACGTCCCATTGCGTCCCTGCTTGTCCAGCTTCCTCTATGGTCGCATAGTTCCCCTGCTTCGTTGCCATCGCGCAGTCCATAAGGATACACAACATCCTCGCCACCACAGTACGGGCAGTCGACTAACTTAAACACCGTCACTGTAGTATTATCGTTCTCCAGTTCACAAGGCAGTTCCACATCCCAGATACGGCTGTCGCCTTCTGGGTACCATTGTTCTGTTCCGTTGCCTATCTGGTATCCCCACAGTTCACCAGCACCTTCTGGAATAATTATGGAGACAGGGTCGTCTATATCGCATGGCTCATAACGGACAGTTATCGTCGCTTCGTCCTGTGAGTCCTGCGTCAGATACTCTTCGATATGCGACATTAAAGTTTCAATGTTTTCAGGGGAGTATACCTTCCCCAGAAATTCATAACCGTAGATTGTTTTCATCTTACCACCTTTCACCGTTTAGTGTTTAATAAAGAGAGGGTTAAAGGAATCGAACCTTTCATAAAGGTCATGAGTCTTATATGGTCACCGCGACTTCCCTCTTTTGGTACTTTATTCTACTATAGGCTGTACCCGCCCGTCAGGTTTACTGCTACGTTTCCTGTGCCGCTGACCTTAGAAATATTATGTATTACCCCTCATGTCGTGTAAGCAACAACGAGGTTACAGCTTTTTCTTATTCAGCGTTTTCACTGGGACAGCTAATCGCCCAGCAAGGAACTCGGTATACACATCCCAGTGTAAAATCTTTTAGTTAGCAACTACCTCACAACTTTAGATTTACCATGTGACGGATAGGTTATCACCGCGTTTCCTGCTTACTGTATCACTACAGGACTATATTATACTAAATTAAATACACTTTGTCAATACATTTTAAGGATTATTTTTAATTATCTGCTAAATCTTCACTCAACAACTCTCGCACATATTGCTTCTTTATCCATAAATAATAAAACAACTGCACAAGGCATACTGTGGCGTATGCACCAATGGCGATATATAAAATAGGTGGCAACCTCTCTTCCAATATAACGTGCGGGATATGCGACATAATGAGAATAGCCAACATAAATTTATACTCATTTATCAACGCTGTACGTGCATCCCAAAATTTCTTCTCTAACTTTTGCAATTTCTCGTTCACACTTTCTCTCCCTTACATAAAATCTCGAAGCGGTCGCCCACTATTAAAACAGTCCCGTCCGTAAACATGAATGCCTGTTGAATGTTGCCACCTACTCTGCTAATCAACGAGCAATCCTCAGCACCAACGATAAAATCTGGATGTTCACCGCCGTAGCAATCTGCTGTCTTGTGGAAACGCGCATAGTCAATGTATAAGACATTATTCAAACACGCTACCCGCACCAGATTGTCCGTCCTTGTGTAGCGGTCAAAAGTGTACTCAGCTACTATATCCGAACATTGCTCATAATCGCGCCAGCCCACATGTTGGGGAGTCCATTCACAGAATGGCATCTTACTCAGTGCCTGTGTCGGTGTGTACGCCTTAAATAGGGTATTGTCTTGCTCTATATGCAAGCTAACCGTACCGCACCCGACCAGACTTTTTAACCATCGGCGCAGGAACTTGACGTGCATATAAGTATGCAATAAAGCTAATCTCTCGCGCCCGTTGGACTTCAACATCGGCAGTTTGTACATGCGATTATCGTTGAATACTACGAGGTCATTGTCAATGACACCCATGTAAAAGTCATCATCTAAAAAGCATACCGCCTGATAAAATTTCTTTTTATTAACTGTTATCATTTTCTACCTTTCTTTGTTTGTATTTTGAAAAATATTTCGGATAGGTATTTTCCATGTGTTTTTTCTCTCGCAACATGAAACCGTCATCCGTAGGATTATTTTTAACATTATCATATTGCCTGAGTATATATTCATATTCTTCTTTCCATTGACGATATGTGTATTTCATCAATATTATCTCCCATTTCTTTCATTAAGCACCCATGCTACTAATAACACGCTGTCGCATAGAAACACGTACTCCAGACATATTCTTCCCATCATGCCCCATGCGGACACCATAATATACATCAAAATTATTACCCACTTAATTGACATCTTTCCGGCTCCTGTCACGCAGTATCTGTGCGTCGATTGATTTCTTATCTGACCATTCATGCTCACACACTTCACACGGCAGTCCATCCACCGGACGACATCGCACTATATATAACCTGCCTATTTTCTCTCTCACAGCGTGACGCTTCGCCTTCCATAAGCATACCGGACACATATACCCTGCCCCGTGAACATACCAGCGCATGGATTTAATGACACCGATAACTACGAACACGGCGATAATAACCAGTATAATGATGATGTCTCTGTTACTTAAAATAGCGTTATCTGGATTCATATTAAATCTCCTCTCTGGTAGCACTGGCGAAAAATTCGTTCCACATATCACGCAACTTGAATATCTCTACTTGCGTTCTCAACTTCTCTTCAACATACGCATAACAACCATTCTGTTGCATGTTTAATAAATCGGCGAAGTCAACCTCTCTGAAACACAAATAGTTAATAATCGTACCTACCTGTGCGCTCTCTGACCATATCATTTCTTTTTGAATAGTCGAAGTAACAAGTTTAATCAGTCTATTCTTAAAATCGGAAGAAGTATTAACTCGTCTGACCACTTTAGGCATCACCTTTCTCCTTCAAGAGTAAATTAGCGGGGGATTTTCGGAATTATTGCACCGTGGACTCCCCCTTTGACCTATATATTATACCATATTGTATTTAATCTGTCAAGTGTACCTGCGTTCCCAAACTGAACCCGTACACCATCGTCATGGCATAACTCATCGCCGTCTCACCCTTTAGCAGTAACGGATAATTATTCACCTGCGCAGGGTCTCCATTATAATAAATATCAATTTTCTCGTTCCCGTTTCTCCATAAAAACGTCAGCACCCGACACATCAACTCCGGCGACATCGCCACAAACGCAAAATCGTCCAGATACGTGGTTACACTGCACTTACAGGTAATCCGCTCAGAAACCTGACGCGCTCCCTCATATATTTTCAACATCTCCACTGTGTCAATACCTTTCACGCACTTGTCACCCTTCCGGTTTAAGTGCTTCGATATATCTATATAATCCCCCATATCCGCGCCGTCCTGACGATATACGTGTCCTGCCTTATCTTTCATGCTGTCATCCAGTACTATCGACATCTGGATACCGTCTGTGGCTATCAGCTTGTCACCATCAGGGTGAACGTACACGCCCTTCAATGATTGACGACCTGCATAGTCCTTGTCCGCCGTCATATCCCATAACGTCTGGACTCTGTTCGGCTCACCGCGCTTGACCTTTACTGTGGATACTGGCTGGAAATAAAGATTATGCGCGTATGGCATGGTCAACGGCAACTCCAGAGATGTACCAAGTCCGATTATCGCATTGAGAAATTCCTCTTTCAACTCCAGAGTACAATTCTCTCCGGTCAAATCGCGGATGAAATAATCGAAAGATACTAACTCTTCTTTCAACCCCTGCCCCTTCGTCCGCAGGAAGTGATGATACAACTGCACTAACCTGCCCGCATAAATCACCGGATTATAGTACTGTGTACCCATGTGCCGATTAAGGTCAACTAACTCGTTATACGTTGCATTGATAGCGTCAACTCGCATCGCCGTTCTCCTTTTTAATGCAGTCAGGACACAACTGTGTCTTTACGTAATTTTTCTGCTTCTCGCGCCAGCCCTTAGACTTGAACCACCATGACGGTATAAACGCGCCACCATTGCGGAAGTTGACTACAGCCTGAACGTCAGCAAGGCACTTGCACCCGTCACACTGGATGACATACATCTGTCTTAACATATTATCACCTTCACATCGTCCGGCGACCATGCCCGGGCTTCGGCACGGGTAATGTTACCCAGAAAAAGATACCGCTCACCATAAGGGGCAAACCCGTAATATCGGTAATCAGCGTTCACTTTCGTATCTTTGATAGTATCCTCTTCATCCACCGTAGCGTAGTTAATGAAGGACTGTGCGCCTGTGTCTATCCGGTCAAACTCTGTGGCGTAGTGATTGTAAATATCCTCATCAATCTCAAACGCCCGACCCTGCGTATAGTCCATGTCGCCCACATGCTTCTTTATCTGGATAGCGTCGTTTAAGCACAACGCGCTGGCTTTCCAATCGTGCATCGTGAACATATCAACCTCGCTTCGCGGGAATATTCATTGGCTTAATTTCAGCTATCGAACACTCCATACACCGGATGAACATACCATCGTCAGTCTCGTCCAAACGCTGGTCAAATTCAAGACACTTTTCAGAGTCGCTACTCAATCCGGGGCAGTTCGGTGCGCATAAACCACCTATCACTCTGGCTTTCTTCTTTATTTGTAGTGTTACTTCTGGCATAATATTAATCCTCACTCATCAGACAATAATCTTTGTCCACATACAGCTTGCGGAACGGCACTACCGATACCCGCTTCCAACCGTCTTTGCCGCGAACCTCGTGGCGCAGGGATGATGTATTAAACGCGTACCGTGATTTCTGGTCAACGGAATACCACCTGCCCCGCTTTAAAAAATATCCATTGTCTTTCAACCACTTCTCAATCTCTAACAAAGTCATCGGACACACACCTTCCGCCGGAGAGCCGTAACTCTCCGGCAAACATAATATCCCGCAGATTAAATCTGCATCGGCATGATTACATGCTTCTCATCTCCATCCTCAATTAAGATAGGATTCAGACCATCGCAGTCCGCAAACCGGAGTATAACTTTCTCACTGTCAACCATGCTCAACGCGTCCAATAAGAACGTATTGTTAATGCCATACCGGAACGGCACTATCTCGTTGTTTTCCAGTTCCGGCACTCTGCTCATGTGTGCCTTCCCTGTTTCAGTGTTAATATTGCGATACCACGCAAAATCAAACTGGAAAAATTCAGGTGACATTTTCATCTTAACTGAGCCGTCCGCAGTGCCGATATACTGCTCTTCATCATTCGCGAACATCACCATTTTAGAGATGTCAGTGATTTTCAGCACCTTGGTCAACCGCGTCACCATGTCAATGAATATACCACGGTCAGCCTTCATCATATTGTCCCTTTCTGTGGGGATAACACGGCGGAATGGCGGGTAGTTCGCATCAATCTGCTTCATGGAGATAACAATGTTATCGTAAGCAAACATCACATCGTTCCGGTCGTTTTTAAACACGCGCACCATGCTTTTACCAAGTTTTAACCGCTTGATAACAATCGCGGGGATAAGCAGATTTTCGGTAACATTCACGTCCTCGAATTGCTCTTCTTCACGCAGGACAATTTCCCTTCCATTGCCATCACACATTATCTCATCCAACTCGTTCCGCTGGAATATCTTTTTCATGCCCACTTTCTTACTTACTGCATTAACTCGCGGGGGCAACTGCTCCCACTGTATCGGCACGGCTATGAGTCTGTGCGTGTCGGTTGCAACGGCGGTTAACGTTCCGGCGGTCTGGTCGGCTTCAAAGAATACGCCTGTCAGCGCAATGCGTCCTTCATCACTGGATACGTATTTCAGCAGTTTTTTAAACGCACGAGTCAAGCAACAGGCACTCACATTGCCAAGGTCTTGCGCAGTGGTGTCACGTTCCGGCACGGTAGGAAAGTCAAACGCATCGTTCACCATATCCTTGTTAAGTGTCAGTCTGGTTTCTGCGTCGAACATAACAACGCTATCCACACCTTGCTCAAGAGTAATAGTATCACTCTTAAATATTCCCAGAATGGACTCCAGATACGCGACATTAATCGCTGTGAATACTGTGCCATCGGAGAAGCCGGACAGGTGAGCAGTGACTGCCATTTCAAGGTCTGTACAGACCATTTTGAAGGTGCTGTCATCGGTTGTCTCGATTTTCACTGCTGATAATATCGGCAGTTTAGTCTGTTTGCTGATAGCGGTCTTTACGACGGCTAAGTTAGTCAGCATGTTTGTTTTTCCGAAAATTAACTTGTTCATGGTTTCCTCTCTCTTTATTTATTATCGCGCCTGTGCGATAAAGCGGTCAGTCCCGGGGATTTCTATAACAGTGGTATAATCTTTTACATCGTCCAGACTATCCCATTCGCGGAACGAGTGCTGGTCGGCAAATTGCTCGAAACTTTCCCATTCGTAAAAGTCACAGGCAATAGCCACAACGTCCAGTTCGGACTCAATATCGCATCCTGCGTCACACTCTTCAAGGAACGCAAACAACGCTTGCAGACCTTCGTAAGAAAAATGTTCGCGGTATGACTCTGACCTTCTGAACGAGTCAATAAAAAGATTCTCTGTGACTGTTATTTTCATTCTGTACCCCTTCCTGCTATAAGCAGTGTCTCTCTCTTGATTACGTATATATTATACCATAATCAATACAGTTTGTCAATACAATTTAAAGATTTTCTAAATCTTTTTCTAAATTAATTATAGTTGCATTAGAGTCCTCGACACGGCGCAAGTAAGTGCGTATCCGGTCTTGGTGCATTTTTATAGTGGCTTTTATGGCGCACCTTTTGCACAGAAAATTATTCCCGTGAACGTATCGCCATCCCATGCTCTCCAGTGTACCCTGTATCTGCTCGAATTCCAGACAGCTTTGATTATCCGGCACTGGTATAGACACTTCGGCGTAGCACTCATCTCCGGCGCATTTAATGGTCTCACTGGTCTTGCGTGTGCCGAGATTCATAAACGTCTCCACATACAGGTAAAAGTCATTGTTCGGCATCACAACATGATATACACGCCCGTCAATCGGCAGTCCTGACTTGCGGATGATACTTGCATTTTCCACCGGAGTTATTACTGCCTTTTCAGCTTCTGACAGATAGTACTGTTGTAAAAAATCGGGAATATGGTCAAATTCTCCAATCTCCTCGATAACTGAATATCTGGTATCGTCATCAACGAAATCTGTCACCACGTCATTTATGCGCACACCGATAGCACGAAATTTATTGTCTGCCATAATATTACCCGCCTTTTTGTTCGTTCACAATCTGGTCTAATTGACCTGATAACTCAACCACTGAGTCCACACAATTCCCTAATTCGGAACTTGTACAATGGTCAAATTGACCATCCACATTCTCCACTTTTATGTCAATTAGCGCGTGACGTAATATGTTTACCGCTAATTTCAATTCATCAATAATTTTACCCTGCTTTACTGTCATGGTTGCCCCCTTACTTTAAAGTAATATACATCCGGTTGTTATCGAACTTTGACCACATGCACTTCACATCGCGGTAACTGTTAGATACCGACATCGTTGATTGTTTCTGAGCGTGTGCAACTTTCTTAACGGTAAATTCTTGCCCGCCGTAACTCTTAATCACTGTGCCACGCTTTTTCAGGTCGTCCACGGTTGCAAGGCGATAACCTTCCGGCATTGCACTCGCTATCTGCTGTATCCATGCTTCTTTTTCAGCTTGCTTAATACGCTTTTTCGCATTCTCTTCTTCTGCGCGTTGCGCCCAGTATGCTTTGCTCTCTTCATCCTTAACGCGCTCTGCTTCCGCTTGTACCGCTTGTGCTTCCACAATCTGGTCAGCAGTCAGTCCGGTCAAAGTCTGAATAAACTGGTCAACATCACACTCCATGATATAAGACAGGTCAATGATAATATACCATGTGGGTAATCCCCACATCTTTAGCGGTTGACCAACGGCAATGTTACCATGACAGAATTCCATCGCGGGCTTACCAAAGTTGAAATAAATTTCCTCAGCGTCCTTCATATCCTTACAACTGGTGAATACGTGGAAGCCGTTGCTATCCATTTGTGTGCGCCAGATATTATCGAATGAGCGGAGACTGTGTGCTATTGCCCGCTTTTTACCTATGTCAATAGCGTTATACTTCACGCCCAGACTCTTATTACCATTCTGAATGAGATTTTTATACACAACTCCACTACCTGTGTAATTCCACACGCCGTGAACGGTAATTTGTGTCTTATAAGTTAATATCGAAAAGCCCTGATTTTCCAGTGCCAACATTGCTTCAATAGACAGTCCACCTTCCAGACTGTCAACTATATCCTGTGGAATAACCTTGCCCGGACATAAATTATTGCCCTTGCGGGTGTTGGTGAACGTGTCACTGGTATGCAGTACTTTGTCTATTTTCTGGTAATTCATGGTTTGCGCCCCTTTCTGCCGTCGGCAGTACGTTTCTTAATTACGAGTATATTATAGCATATTGTATTGATGTTGTCAATACCCCTGAGCAACTATTTGAAAAATTGATTTAAAAGCCCGTCACGGCACAGAATGACTACCAGACAGGGAAATGGTCAAATATGTGCCAGATACGCGAAATTCGGCGGTCTGGCACGAAAAACGGCGGGTAATTACAGGTTGTGTAATTGCTTTAGTCTGTGGTACTCTGCGTCTGCGTCCAGACAAGGCAATTTACGGAATAATTCACTCAGGCGGTAAACTTCCTGCTCTACCGTTGCATTGAGTCGCATAGGTTCATCAGTCACTAACCAATAATCAGGATTACACGGCGGTTTACTGACAATTATGATACCTGTATCGCGCCCTTCCTTAAATGGCAGGTAATATACATAATACCGGATACTCGTATCTTGACACTGAATGTTAAACCAATGTTTAACTTCCAACTCTATCCGGTTGCACACATCTGACCATGTTTTCATATTCTCCCCCTTGCTTCCATTTGTTCGCGTATAATCTGCTTTAAGTGAAGCACGATTGACGCATATTTCCAGTCATGCACACCGCCAATTAAAGGTAATACACACCCCAGACAGGCTTCACGGCATTTATCCCATGAAATGTTAACCAACTCACTTTTCATAAATTCATCAATAATGTCGTCCTGAGCGGATGATGAATAAGCCCCCCACACCTTTTGCGCATATTGACGCGCACCCTCAGCAGGTAATAACGGCACAGACTCCGGCGAATTGCCTAACAGTTCCTGCGCCTGTTTCAACGCAACGGCATAATCCTGCAAGGTTAATAAAGCCCGCGCCCGGGTAACATTATCGGCAGAATATAAAGCCGGATTTATAACCGCTAAAAGTTCGTTTGCTAAATTGGTAATATACATAATATCCCCACACCCTGTATTATTATTGACCGCAGGGTGACGGCAGAAAGAAAGATAATATTAGTTAACGCTGATATACTTTAAACGCTTGAAATTTCTGTAGTCACCTTTGCAGATGTAAAAGCCCACAACGTATTTGCCCCGCATTATCTGAGATACGCGCTGTCTGGCAATATCTACCATATTAGAAAATCGTAACCGCCCGTCCAGTGGCATACAACCGTCACTACCGCACATCGGCGCAGGTTCACCACTTAAACCGTTTACGTAATACTCAGCGAAATACTTCATAATTTACCCCTTTCTGCCGTCGGCAGTTCGTTTCTTATTTACAAGCATATTATACCATAATATCAGGTTATTGTCAATACAGTTTGCGCCAATTTAAGGATAATCTCCGATAAATATCACGGCGCAGTTTATCCAGTTCCGTGTGCAATTCAATGGTAATATTCGGATTAGATATATATATCTGTGCTTCTGCGTCTAATCTCAGCAACTCAAGCCCCAGACTCCGCTGATTTTCCACACACTCCAGACTATAGCAGTCATTTTTCGCTTCCTCTGGTGTAATATTCATTGTTTCCATACATAATTGCAGGTTGATATTGGTATTATATTCAACCGCTAAATTATCCCATGACTCTATAGCGTTTTGACCACACCCTAACAATTCGGTTACTGTTAACATAATATACCCCCTGATTTAATAAACTTGCGCGGTACTGAGCATTGTATCAATGCGTTGCATTATCCGGCGGTTGTCTGCGTGTTTTAATTCAGCATGACAAGAGACACACCGTTTCTCATTCAACGCATTAGCACACCCCGCGCAGATATTGCCCGCTATCCGCAAATTCTCTTCACCAATTAATTGATACAAATACCGCAAACGGTTGGTAATATCAGTTAATTGCTTCACACAGTACCCGTGAAATTCTTTATCTTCACCGCGCAATTTATTTTGTTCAACCTGCGACGTTTGGTACTGAAAATCATTCATCAAACTTTCTATTTCACTCTTGATATTTTGTAATTCGGTTTGCATAATATACCCCCGCTTTATTGCATTAACAATATTTTCTCAACTAAGTACCGCGCCCCGTGAGTCTGTGTGCGCAGGTATTTCAATTCACGCTGATTAACAAAATCAGTATCCATGAGAGCAACCGGATTTTTTAAGCCGGATTTTACTTTGTTCATGCCGTGAGATTTACGGCGCAGATTATTTGCAACCTGCTTTTTATCACTTTTTAAACTGTCTTTATATATTCTTAATGCCATAATATATACACCCCTTAAACTTAATATACCCACACGTTCGATTATTCGGTATTAATACCCCGCGTCACCAAGCCCGCAATTATCCGCAAACATTTGCCCGCGTAAATCCTTTGCGGTCTGTGACGTTTCACAATACGCCTTTTTATCCGCAGGGTAATATGCTATAGACTCGCCTTTTTTAATCGGTTTGCCCGTTTCTGCGCACACACTGTCAAATTTCGCAGTGGTAAAATATGGTACTGAATTATAATATCGTTTGTAATATCCCATGATACACCCCTTTACTGGTGATTAATATACCCGGCGCAATGGTTTAATTTCCACTGCATAACCATTATTTACAAATATGACGTGAATTTGATATTTATGCTTATTCGCGTTTATCCATTCGTCACGCTCTATATAAGAGTCGAAAAATTTTGTTTCCCACATGATTACGCGCCCCCCTCTATTTTATATTGTACATAGTGTAAAACAGGGTATCCGCAACGCTTGCCCTCATTAAACCATTTCATAATTTCTGCGCAACGTTCCTTATCAGTGATTTTAATAGTTCCGCCTTGTACCCATAATTCCAGTGTGCCGTCTGTATTGACTGCTATATTTTTTAAAACATAACCTTTTAAAATACCCATAATGAATACCCCCGCTTGATTAGTCACCCGCGGGGATTTTACACCCCGCAGAATTAATATCCGGCTTTTAGTTCGCTGAGTTAATCAACTTCACTAAATCATCCTGTGAAACTTTCTGTGCGTCACCATACCCGGCTAAATTAATATGTTGACTGGTAGTGCGGGAAAATTTCTCACTGGTTTGATACTTGTGGATACCGTCACGTAAAATCGTCACCGCTACAGGTGTGGAATAAGAGAATAAAATTCTCGCATTGCCCACAGTTACGATATTGCAGTTGGTTGCAATGTTGTCTAATTGAACGTTTGGCATTCTTTGTACCCCTTTCTACCCGCAGGTAGTAACCTTTCTTTATTACGCATATATTATATCATATTGTATTGACCTTGTCAATACCTTTTACAAACTATTTTTAAAACTAAATCACCACTGCGAAACTATCACCTTGATACTGCACTATTTTACAGGATTGAAACCAACGCCCAGAATCTGGATATAAAATACCAATTATATCACTCACGTCATTATCACCAATTAAACCAGATATAAGAGTATCAACATCACAGTCAACTGTATCCGGTATAAAATCCTGTATTTTACGCGGTATTACTAAATACTCATCATTGCAACTGTTAATCAATAATAAATTGCGGTCATTCATTATACCCCCCCTTTCAGTCTGTGCAGACTGTAAAAACCATTTAAAATGTGTAAACCTTATTACCCCTATATAATACCATAATCAATACAGTTTGTCAATAGCACAATATACCCACACGGCAGAAGTATTATATATAAGATTAAAAGAATACTATACTAAACTGCTAAAAATTAGTTAAACCAGATTAATACATATTTAATTAATACTTAACGTTTAGTTTAATTAATGAAATGATGAAAAATTAACTAAATTTTAACTAATTTTATTAATCGTTTAGTTTTTTAATGGTAAAAAAAATCATGCCGATTTTTAGAGAGTCTACCCTAAACATTAGAATTGACGATTTATAGATACCAGATACAACCAAAATACGCCGGATTTTAACCGAAATTGACCAAAAACACACAGACACACCAATACCCACACACAAACAAATAACAGACAACGGGGCATGAGTTACAATACACCCCAGAAATACACCAAAAACCGCGATTTTTTATCGATATAGTTTTATCGATTAAAATAGTTTTGTGATACAAACGTTGCAATATTGATACTGTGGGCTGTGGGGCTGTGATTCTACTCTCAATGGCGTATAGTAAAAACAGTATTAAGTTGTTAAAAGTTTCTACCTGTCTAATATAAACATTATTGAAAAAGGGTGAAAAGCAGGGAAAATGGTGACGATTAGGGGCTATTTTATTAGAATTTTGAGTACAACAATTTACAATACATTGCAACTGTGGGGCTTTGGTTACTATATATTACTTTGAAATACTGGAATTTACTGTCTAACGTTCACCTCTTCTACATTTGAGCTTAAAAAGATTTTTTTTTTGAATATTTTTTTATATTTTGATGATTCCATGATTCACTGATACTACCCAAATAATAATAATCATAATATTTTATTAGAATCGTCTTTTTTTTCAAAATAAAAGTTTTTTAATCTCAAATGTAGACGATATGAATCTCCCGCTTTATTTTCCAGTAAATCCACATGCAATGTGGCACAGTATTGTAAATAGTTGTAAATTTGTCCTATATAACCAGACTAAAACATGTGGAAATTTCCGCTTAAATTGACACATATTCAATTCTCCAACAATAGTGCAAATATTAGACACACTATAAATTCTCAATTTTGCCTAAAGTTCTATTGTTTTTATTAGACACTTTATAATAAAATGGGTAGACGACCAAAATGGCACAATAATACTATAAAACAGGCTATTTTTAGCACATTTAGCCACATTTTGGCAGTAATATGCTATTAATGTATATATAAGTAATATTGTTACACAATGCAATTTTGCTATTTTTCGCTCAGACCCACAGATTTTACGTTTTTTGTATCGTTCCAACAGTAATAAAAAATGACTGTTTTGAAGGGTATTTTACGATTTTATCGTAATATTCAGTGCTTTTTTATAGTAATATTGCCGTTTTTCATAGTTTTATAGTTTATTTATTAGATAGTGAAATTGGGCTTTTAGTCTGTGTGATAGTGTATTGACAGATATTGGTGATATGTTGTATAATGGATGCAGAAATTAAACGGCATAAGCCGGAAGGGGTACACTATGAACGAATTACAATTTACCATCAAGCGCGGAGATGTTGAGAAGCGTATCAACGCAAAGTCAGTAAGTGGTAGTTATAATCCGGGCGAACTCTTTATTGAGTTATCACCCGCACAAGTGAACAATATCAACAAACATTTTAAAATTGACAGTGACACACTGGTGATTACCTGCCACAATGATATATGTTTTATAAAGGAAATATCTACCCGTCGAAATGGTAATTTAAGTATGGTAATACAGGTTAAACCTGCAACCGCGCACGAAAGATGGCAAGCACAACAAAAGGCAAAAGAATTAAGATTAAAGAGAGCAGAAGCAAGCATACAGGCGCGCGCAGAAGCTGAAGCACAGACACAGAGAGACACAGAAGCACAGGCGCAGGAAATTACACTGCAATTCCAAGCCGTAACTAAAATGGGTAGTATGGTCAATGCGTCTTTTAAAATTGATATTAATTGCAGTATGGCACAAGTGGAAAATCTGCTGAGAGACTCGGGATACATCCAATATCGCGTAATAGGTATGGATAAAATGATTAAATTAACAGGTAACATAGACAAGTAATATATACGCCGTGACGCACAGACTACCCGCAAACAAGCGCAGGGCGCATGGCAGGGCGCGGGGTCTGTGCGGTTGGTGATATAGGCGAGTTGTGATATAATGATGACACGGGAAAATACCCGAAAGGAGAAAAAAGACAATGAAACACTTACACACCCAACGCGCAATAGCTTCACAGGCTATAGCTAATCAAATGATGATGGATACTGCGCGCACAGGCGGAAGCAGTCGACATGGAGACGGAACCACACCGCAGACCGGATACGCTATAGCAGTAGAAACCTGCAAGGCAATCACAGACACGGCAGACCTGCAAGCTGTTATATTATCCGGTTATGACAGACCCGGCATCCAATCAAAGCAGGAATTTTTCGGTGTATGGATTGACCCCGTAACCGGTGAAACGTTGGCGGAAATATCCGAAGCTATCCCCGAAGCCGTAACCGCTTTACGCACTGCGCGCGCCCGCTCACAGTATAGCGTTTGGTCATTCGCCGACAACCGCGAGTATACACTTGCTCAGCTTGCAGAAATCGTTATCAAAGAAGCACAGACCCGCGAGGAAGAAAACACGCGCGCCGGATTAATGACAGACGCGCCACACCTGCGCGCGCCGTTGGATATTTGGGATAGATTAAGAAGCGAATTAAACTAAACGCACAGACGCACAGACCCGGCAGACCTTTGCCGGGTCAATTCTGCTTTACCAGTAATCCCGAAACTTTATGCCATTTTCTGAATTTCTGGCGGCTTTTGCTGGCGCAAAAGATTTATTAGGGATAGCGGAATACCTGCCGATTTATACTTTTACTTATTCTGCGGAAACCACTGCCAACGCGCTGGACAGCCAGAATACCCACAGCCACACAGCGTCATTGTTTATCCCAAACTACAAACCAAAGTCTCCTTTTTATCACATCGCCGCACAGTTTTCTTGTTTGTATACAATTTGCGTATTTTCCCCACAGTATATAGAAGTGGCAAAGCCCCACAGCCTCAAGGTAAGAGAGGTAACCTTTAGTTGTGGGACTTTGTTGGTATAGATTGTATCATTTTTGTGTAGTGTGTTGCAATTTGCGGTATATGTATTGTAATTTTCGTTATAAAGGTGTATATTGTTTTTAGCAGGTGGTGTTTTTACATGTCGATAGAATTTGATGAGAGGGGCAATATAATCCGTAAGATAGGCGGCGATGTTGAGTCGAGCGATGGTGTTCGTATCAATCGTTTTGGCTTGCCTGATGATGTTTTGGATTTATTTGACAGCTTGCCTTTCGATTTAGAGATACCTCGTGACTTTTTGTTTGGTAGTAAGTTAAAGAAAGTTATTACTAAGGTGGACATAGAGAAGATTTATAGAAGGTTGAGGATTGGTGGTCACTTGTCTATTATATTGAAGTTATTAAGGATACCGGAAGATGTATTTGTGGAGTTGCTGGCTTATGGTCGTGTAAAGGATTGTGTGTGGACGGTTGTGGATTTGATAGTGACGTATGGTTTTGACGAGCCTATTACGAGTTGTTTGGAAGTTATCCACGAGAGTATACGGGACGGCAGGAACTTGAACAGTGTGGCGTGGATGTTGCGGGACTATTATGGTGTTGCTAATGGTGGAGACCGTGCGCCGGAGAATGTGACGGTGGTGAAGAAGGACAAGGACGAGAGTGGTTATATGGACGATTTGACACGTCGTGCGTTGAATATTAAGACATCTGGCGGCAACAAAGCGTTAGAAAGTCGTGTTGATGCGATTGTGGATGAGAAGATGAACAGCGGGGGTATTCAGTGATGGTATCTGGTGCTGTATTAGATAGTCGTGGTGTTGGCGGTGGGTCTGGCGGTCAGATGCTGGAGTTGCGTGATATATACCGTGGTATGACTGAGGATGAGCGTAAGTTATTTTTGAGTACTATGAGCAGTATTGAGTTGGAGACGTTTGTATATAACTGGGACGTGTGGGCGCGTGTGGGTCAGCGTTGGTGCGATATATTTCCTGATGACAGTAAGCCGATGACGTTGGTTTTGGCTGGCAGAGGGTGGGGCAAGAGTAGAGTTGGCGCAGAGATGGTCAAGGAAGCGGTTAAAAGGGGTGCGAAGCGGTTGTTATTTTTGGGTGCGACGAATATGGACGTGGTGAATACGATGATAGAGGGTGAGAGTGGTTTATTGAGTGTTTATCCGCATGGGAAGCAACCTGTTTATAAGGCTAACAAGAATCTTGTGGAGTTTCCGAATGGTGCGGTGGCTACGACAGCGAGTAGTGAGAGTCCTGAGCGCGTCCGTGGTGGTAACAACCATTTTATATGGGGTGACGAGTTGTGTGCGTGGAAGAATAACACAGCGGAAGAGATGTACAATCAGGCGATGTTGAGTTTGCGCAAGGGTATGACGCGGGGGATAATGACTACGACACCGAAGCCCACAGACTTATTGAAAGAGTTGTTGCGCGACCCGTTGTACCATGTGGTGCGTGGTAGGACTTATGATAACTTGGAGAACTTATCTGATATATTCATACAGCAGACCATTAAGAAGTACGAGGGGACTCGGCTTGGATTGCAGGAGTTGGAAGCGCAGGTGTTGGACGATGAGACGGGTGCGTTGTTTAAAACAGAGCATATTGGTTACAGTGGTGCGAGTATTTACGACATGATGGACTTGGTGGTGGCTGTAGACCCTGCTTGTGGTGAAGGTGTTAATAATGATGACACTGGTATTATAGTGGCGGGTCGTTGCAAGGAGAATATGTTCCACGTGTTTGCTGATAAGACGGGGAAGTACAGTCCTGCTGGTTGGGCGGCGGCTGTGGGTGATGCTTATAACAGATATGAGTGCAATGGTGTTGCCGCTGAGGTTAATCAGGGTGGTGACATGGTTGTTTATACGTTAAAGGTGCATAATATAGCGTTGCCAGTGCGTGTAGTGAGGGCGATGCGGGCGAAAGAGTTGCGCGCACAGCCTGTTATGTTGTATTATGAGCAGGGCAAAGGATTACATAAACCGGGGTTAGTTGAGTTAGAGAAAGAGATGACGACATGGATACCGGGGAGTAAGAAAAGCCCGAATAGACTTGATGCGCTCGTGTGGGCGTTCTACGCGTTGTTCGAGAAGCCGTCATTGGGTCTGACGGTTGGGAGAGTAAACGATTATGGGAATTAAATCCATGTTTAGCAGTGTATTATCTGCTTTAACGAACACAAACGGTCAGGTAAGCGACATTCCTATATCAAGTGATATGGGTATGAACGCTACTCGTGAATTTTCAATGAGCGGTCATCAGGTTGCGCCGAAGAATTGGAGTATTACGAACGCAATATTAGAGGGTTTTTCTGCCAGTGACGTAGTATATTCGTGCTGTCGGGTGTGGGGAGACTCTTTGGCACAGGTTCCTTTAATCGTTGAAGAGTTCGATGAGAAAGAGAAGCATTGGGCTTATAATCCGGTGCATCCTCTAAATGACATATTGCAACGACCGAATCCATATATAGGTAGTTCAGAGTTGTTGGAAACGGGTTCTCACCACATTAATCTGGGTGGGAATCTTTTAACATGGGTTAACCGGACATTGTCTGGTGAGCCGGGTGAGTTATGGGCGTTAAATCCTTCTGAAATATTCGTGCTTCCTGACGCAAAGGGATACATTAAGGGATATGAGTATCGTCCGAATGGTGGTATGACACCGCCGATATTCTTATCTCCGAACAGCGTCATTCACGTGCGATTAGTAGACCCTGCTAATCCGTGGTGGGGCATGGCTCCATTGAAAGCGGCATCTATGACTGCTGATACAGACCGTGCGGCGATACAGTGGAATTATGAAGCGATGAAGAATCGTGCAGTGCCTGATTTCTTAGTATCTCCTGACGAGAACATGACGATGGAACAGCACGAGCAGTTCGTTACCGCAATGCGGAGAAGTTTGCAGGGCGCAATGAACGCTCGTAATCCGATGGTGTTGAGTGGTAAAGCCGCAGTACATAAATTAGGGTTTAACAGCGCAGAAATGGACTTTTTAGACACGCGGCGATTTAACCGCGAGAGTATTTGTGCTGTATTCAGGACTCCGGTTCCGTTGATTATCTTCGACCAGCAGGGTGGCTCGTTGAGTAACAACGTCAGCCCTGTTTATCGTTTCTTCTGGGAGCAGAATATGGTTCCAATGGTCAATAAGATACTGGAGAGTTATAATCAGGTACTTATCCCTTATTATGACAAGACAAAAGGTAAAAAGCTGAGGATTGTGGCTGATTATGAGCAGATACCTGCGATGGCGACGACATTATTGGACAAAGCAAAGACCGCATTAGTGCTGAGTCAAATAGGCATTCCGTTTAAACATATCAATAAAAGGCTTAAAATGGGGTTCCCGTTGGATATGGAGATGGAGCAAATTAATGTAAATCGCGGCACAGCTATTGACAGAACTCATTTAGATGAGGATAATACTCCCAGTGGTACTACAAACGGTAGTAGCGGGAGTTTACCACAGGCGGCTACAAGGGGTAAGAAAGATGGGCAAAGATAAATTGGAATTTAAAAGTTTTCGATGTAACTTTGAACTCAAAGCAGTTGGTGACGATGAAAACGTCTTTGAGGGTTACGCGTCCGTGTTCGGCAACGTAGACAGTTACGGTGACGTGGTCTTGCCCGGGGCTTTCAAACGCACACTCCAGAATCGCAAGAGCGCGAGGAATAAGTCCTTCCCTGTCTTGTGGCAACACAGTTCTTACGAGCCGTTTGGCTACACATTGGATATTGAAGAGGACAGCCACGGTTTAAAAGTTCGTGGTAAATTGATAGCTGAGTCCGGCGAAGCGAAACAGCGTCTTGCATTAGTTAAGGCAGGAGTTGTGGATGGCATGTCGTTTGGATACAGTGTAGTTGATGCTGAAAAAACAGATAACGAAGATGGATTTGCTGATATGAAAGGATGTCGCAGGAAGTTGAAGGAACTGAAATTGTATGAAGTAACTTTGACTAACATTCCCGCGAATGAGGAAGCTGGCGTATTAAGCGTAAAGAGTGCGGAAGAAATTATGGATGTGGTATCGCGATTATCTGCATTAGTGGAAGGCATGGCGAAGAAAGTAGATGAATTACAGGAAAAGCTGGATGGCGACGAGGATGATAACAACGGCAACAATGGTAATCCAGAAGATTTAGAAGGTAAGGCTGATGGCGATACTGGCGGCAACCCACCAGATGCTCCCCCTGTTGAAAGCAACGGAGAAGGTGGTTCTGTTAACAGTGATGAAGAAGCCTTGCTTGCGGCGTTATTGGAAAAGACGACTTCCATTAATGACGAGTTGGACGCTCTGGAATTACTAAATGCAATAAACAATGGGGGGCTATAATGTCAGAAGTATTGAAACAATTAGAAGCCGCTTTGCTGGCTAACAAGGAAAAGACTGATAAAGTTCTCACCGAAAGTGCTAATCGCGCTGAAAAGAGCGATGCTGAAATGGCTGAAATCAAAGCCGAGATTAAGGCACTACAGGAAGAGAACTCCAAGCTGACGGCGAAACTCGGTGAAACAGATACTGCTCGTAAAGAGTATGAACTGAAAATGAACCGGATTGAAGCCAGTTCTGCGAAACGGGAAGAAATGCAGACCAAGTCACTCGGTGAAAAGTGGGTTGAGTCCGATATGTGGGCAGAAGTTAAGGCCAAGGGCGGCACAGTCGTTCGCACAGACGACCTCATGTTAGGCGACCTGTACGAATTGAAAACACTGTCCAATCCGGCGACTCCAGACCCGACAATTCCTTTCTACAACCCGTACAATCGCGGCTTCATCATGCCGCAGATGCGCGACCTTATCATGCGCGACCTGTTGAATGTAGTTCCGACCACATCCAACAACATCGAATATGAAGAAGAGTCCGTGTTCACCAACAACGCGGCTGTAGTTGCGGAATCCGGTTTGAAACCGCAGAGCAACATTTCATTCACCAGCAAGAATGCGACCATTCGCACTATTGCGCACTGGATACCTTTCACCAACCAGTTCTTGGATGACAATCCTCGTATGATGAGTTATGTAAATAACCGCATGATGCGCGGACTGCAAGAAAAAGAAGAATACGAGATGATGTACGGTACTGATACCGACACTTCACTTCGTGGTATCTTCGGCGCACCGGGTGTTCAGACCTACGCATGGTCGGAAGGCGATGCTGGCGACACACGTATGGACGCAGTTTTGATGGCGATGTTGAAAGTAACCAACGCTCTGTATAAAGCAGATGGTTTGGTTATCAACCCGAACGACTACGCCAAAATCAAAAAGGCGAAAAACGACAACGGCGATTACCTGTATCCTTCATTGGTTACTGGCGAAAATCCGCGCATCTGGGGTCTTACTCCGGTTGAGTCTCTGTCAATTAACGAAGGCGAGTTCCTTGTGGGCAACTTCGGTATGGCGGCTGAACTATATAATAGAATGAGTGCCAGTATGCGTATAACGGATGGTTACATGGACTTCGTAGTTCGCAACAAGAAACTGCTTCTGGTTGAAAACAGAATACAACTAGTATTACTGCGACCGAGTGCATTCGTTACCGCTGAATGGGATGAAGCACCGGGTTCGTAACCTGAATTGAGAGTAAAATCTCTATAATCCCCGTAGGTTGAAGTTCTACGGGGATTTTTTTTTGTAACAATTTTACAATATTGTTGAAATATATGTCACAGATGTTGACTTTGTCAATAAAAAAAAAGTGAAATATTTTCCACTTAATATTGTATTTATAGGTTAAAAACTATATAATATATTCATGAGCAAGATTTCCTTTTGTATACCTTGGTATGATGGTGGATGTGCCAGACGCACAGAAATATTCAACTTATTAGTAGATTATTATACTAATATAGTATCTCCTGTGTTTGATGGCGAAGTGGTAGTGGCTGGAGAGGATTGTGTTAACAATCGTTCTGCCGCAAGGAATGCTTGTTGTAAAAAAGCAACAGGTGATATTTTATTTTTTGTAGATGCTGATTGTCACCTATCAATAGATAGTATACGTGTCGCAATAGAAATGATTGCTGATAAGAGTGTAGGGATGGTACAATATCAGCGTGTTAATTGGATAAGAGAAATATTAACACAAGAAATATTACGAGATAAAGATTTGTCTAAAATATGTTTGCAACCTGACCACGGTGATGTATTATGGGGATTAGTATATGTTGTCAGGCGTGATGACTATCTAAATATTAATGGTTTTAATGAGCAATTCTATATGTGGGCGGAAGAAGACCCCGCGTTTCAGATAGCTATAGAAACATTAGTCGGTCGCATAGCCAGAGTTCCTAATAAATTTTATGCTTCACATTTAGAACACCCTCGTGGTCAGGAACACAGTATTCATTCGGAATCATTTAAGCGTAACAGGTCTTTATGTAATAGGTACAGGGCTAATAAAGGCAACGTGCAAGCTATTCGCCAGCTACAGGGTCTCCCCGTAGAAATAATCTTAGATGGTTTGGTAGATGTGTATGCCACAGAGGAGCATTTCGCCGAACACATGGCTCCAGTGTTTTGCGAGTTGCACCGTCGCGGGTTCGCAGGTCATTTCTATTTAACATCCGAAGCGTTAAAGGGAGTGCAGGGAGTATTAAAACAGAATAGCTTTCCCATGCACAGCATTCATATAGTCGATACACTTGCTTCCGCCGTATATGAGATGTCTCGCCGTCGGGGGGCTATTTTATGTTCAGGCGCGGGGGACATGCGCGATATAGAGAAGTGTGGTCGTCCTGTTATATTAATGGAACATGGCGCGGGGCAGAGTTACTCCACAGACCATGCGAGTTATATCGGTGGGAAGTGGCGCGAGAAATGCGCTTTGATTATCGTTCCGCGTGACGAGTGCAAAGAGAAGTCATTGCAGAAATACCCATATATCAACACAGTTGCCGCAGGTTGCCCGAAATTGGACTGGTATACAGGTAAAGAGGGCAAAGGTAAAGTTTGTATCTCTTTCCACTGGGACAGTAAATTCGCTCCAGAGTCCGTGTGGGCTTTCCCTGAATATAAAAATGTGCTTGGTAAGTTGAAGAAGTTTTTAACAGAGCGCGGAGTTGAATTGATAGGACACTGTCATCCCCGGGCGCGTCAGCAGGTTTATCCTGTGTACCGGAACTTGGGAATACGGATAGTAGAGAAATTTTACGACGTGTGCGATGAAGCAGACGTTTATATCTGCGACAATAGTTCCACCATATTCGAGAGCGCGGCGATAGGGAAGAAAGTTATATTGCTGAACAGCAAGAAATATAGGAAGGACGTAGAGCATGGTTTGCGTTTCTGGTCTAAAGCAGGTGTGGGCGTTCAGGTAGACACTGCCGATACACTTATTGACATAGTCGGTCAAGTGTTGGATAATAAGGTGGCAATAGACAGTAGTATCATAACCACAGTCTATAATAATATAGGCAACGCGAGTAAAGTAGTCGTTGACGCGATACTATCTACGCCAGCCTGTTGGGGGGTATCTGAGGTGAATGATGGTAAAATAACAGTAGTGGCTAACGTGCAGTTCTGCCACACAGGAGTCTTACTCAACGTCGGCGATGAGATACGTGTCACTGAAAAAGAAGCCATGCGTTTGGGAAGGACTTATAAGAGAGGTGTTCCGATGGCATCTGTTAAACCACAGAAACAGGCGGTAGTAATAGCGGGTAATCTGGAGATGACCGCTCCGGTGGAAGCGTCTGCCGAAATTATCGTTTCATCTGCTCCTGCCGAAGCAGATGATGCACCTACCGAAGCTGTAGAGGAGAAAGTTGACGATGTTGATAACATTGATAGCGATAATGCTGGAGATGATGCTCCTGCCGCGCCGAAGAAAAGTTCTCCGAGGAAAAAGAAATGAGTAACTATGTGCAGTACTACAGTACAGTAACAGTTGATGATGCTAAATCAGCCATACGCATTGACCCTGATGACGAGAGCCATGATACTATTATCGGGTTTTATTTGTCAGCGGCGAAGAGCATGGCTGATAATTACTGTCAACAGCCGTCCTTCGCTCCGGCGGAGTCTGGAGATACTGTCACGATACCTGCTCCCGTGGAAGCGTGGGTTATTCAGACGACCGTGAGATTGTTTGAACAGCGTCAAACCGGAGTTAAGTCAGTAGATACGAAAGAGACTGAAAAGGTTGAATGGAACGCTATTGACTTCGGGTTACTGCAACCATATCGCAACTTCTGGGCTGTAGCGGGTATTCCGCCAGCACCGGATGTTGATAACAACATATTGAGGGTATAGTATGAAAGTAAAAATTTTGAAACCAGTGCTTGGTTTTTCTACTGCCAAAGTCGGGGACGTTATAGAGATGCCTGATTATATGGCGCATAAGTATTTGCAGTTAGGTCTGATACAAGACCCGAATGCTCCTGCGAAAAAGAAAAGCAAGCGCGGTAAAAATGGTAAATTTGTAAAGGCGACAGAATGAAATTACCACATTCCGTAAAGATACAATATAATAACGGTGGTGATGATGGTCAGGGCGGCGTAAGTGTAGAGTGGGAAGATTTAAGCGAGAACTCGCTCCCCGCTCACGTTATACCGCTGGCAGGTCGTCGCCGTTTTTTTGCTCAGGCTATTCAGTCCGTCATAACGCATAAAGTAGTGATGCGATTTCGCTCAGACGTTAAGCCGGAGATGAGTGTTGTATATAAAGGGAAGAGATATATCATTTACAGCATTGTGGATGTTTCTACAGGTGCGAGTGACCAGCAGTATATGTCATTGGATTGCGAAGAGGTGGTATAATGCCGCCGATAAATCCAGCAGACTTAATAGTATTAGAATTTCTTAAATATGATTTAAGTCCTCTCACAGAGCGTGAGATTTCTGCCATGATTAAAACGGGTAGTAAACCCACGCGGGTGCAGAGGTCAGAAAGATTTTTAGAGAAAGTAGACTGGAAATTTAAGGGTGCTGTATTATTATCTCCGCAGGGTAAAAAGTTCGTCGATTTGCAGAAGCAGGTCATGCGCATAGAAGAGAACGGTATTAAGTATAGAAACGCTCCGGCGAAATACGTTTTTAATAAAAGGGGCGACGTGTTCCTAAAAATTAACTTGCCGTCAGTAGATGACAAGCAGTTAGAAAGCTGGATTAAGACAGGTCTGGTTAATATAGGTAAATACCCTTCTGCAATCAGTAAATCTATAGATATAGCTTCTTTAAAGAGTCATCCACAGCACGATGAGATGCAGGACTATGTGCGTAAGTTAGATATACGTATCAGGGACGCTAAAAAGCATTTAACGCGTGAACAGACGCGCAAGACCTTCTCCCGCGCCACTAATTACTCAACCTTCGCACAGTCCATAATAGCGTTGCGCAAATATGCGCGAGAGGAATTAGGTCTGCCGTTAAAATATGTCAAGGATTATATAGAGCCGATATTCATGGAAGAGTTAGAACGGGCGGGTGTGCGTATGCTGGCGGAAGCGCGTCGATTAGTTCCGGCTCCGGCAACAGTACCTCGTGTAACCGTTCCGTCGCTGGCAGGTCGTGACTTCTCATATAAATATAACAGAGAAAATAAAGTCTGGGAGCCGACTCGTCCGGTGCAGATGCGCAAGAAAGCGTCGCGGTATTTAACAGCCGCCTTAGGATTTGAACGTGTGGAGAGACTGTCGAAATATGGATTTATAGACGTGTCGTTGCCTACAGAGCGTCAAATTAAACGTGCTGGCGGTAAACGTGCATTCGCCGCACAGGGACGGCAGGAAGCGAAGCGTACAACATCTTTACACATGTCAGGAAAACGTCTACATGAGAGTCATAAAACAGATATGGATGGCAGGTCTACAGGTAAGCTGAGAAGCAGTTTATTTTTCAGAGTTACGAAAGAATATGACATTGTCATGGGTGCGAACAATACAGAGTACTGGACAGACGTTGAATTCGGTACAGGCAAGCGGGGGAAAGATTATAATCATCCGCCAAAGATAGGTCGCGGAAAGTATTGTTATGTGGGTAAAGGTGTGACACGAGAAAGCACTGCTCGTGATGGTTATAATATGAGAAAGCCCGGGATGCGGGCGCAACCATATATCTATCCATCTTATATGAAAGAAGTTAAGCCTTTTTTTAGTAGAGTGCGTCGTATTATTGACAAAATGGCAGAAACTTATCATAATGGTGGTCAAGGGAAGTTGTTATGAGTATTCCGCAATCCCTGCCGCTCAATGAGTTGCAGGTGTATGTGTACAATACTATAAAGTCTATCACTGGAGCGTCGGTTTACGACCATGTTCCTGACGATGCCGCTTATCCGTATTATGCCATCGGCGATTGTACTGTCGATGATAAGTCGTCAAAAACGCATAAAGCGGTTGAGGTGACTCATCAGATAATGATGTTTTCATCCTCGTTAGGACAGAAAGAAGTGTTTACAATGGCTAACAACGTTTTAGAGAAGTTCGTTGACTCTCTTCGTATAGAACTTAACGGGTTTCAAATAATAGACGTTCAGTTGGCTCCTTGTACTTTTTCAAAGACCGATGAAATCAGAATAGGCGAAATCAACTTGCGGTTCCATATAGTTCAATACTAATGGAAAGGAGAAATTTCAATGGGTGCTTTAATAGGTAAAGACTTACTCGTAACCATCGGTGGTGTTCCCATTGCTGGTCAGCGTGAATGCTCACTGTCTTTTGACCGTGACAATATCGACATCACCTGCAAAACTGACTGGGCGGCTGACGCTGGCGAAGTAGGATTAGGTCTGCGACGTTCAGTAACAGGCTTCGGCAACTGGCGTGTAACCGCTGGCGGTGTTATCTTTGCGGGAGACAGTGCAATCGGTCAGTTGCAGACAGCCATGCTGAATGCCGCGACCGTAACTGTGCAGTTTAACCTCGGCGCAGGGCAGACTTATTCCGGTGAAGTTCATATTACCCGTTTAGAACAGTCCGGTTCATTGGGTGATGTTGCGACTTACTCCTGCGATTTTCAGGGTGCAGGTTCACTTAATGAAGATGAGCCAGCGGTCTATCAGCCCGCAACTTTTGTTACTGAAAACTTCGTGTATGTTTCCGGCACTGCTGGTGCTGGTGAATATACCGATGACGGTGCAATCGCTCTGGCTGACACTCCGATTGCTGGTTCAGTTACTGTTCTGGCAGACAACTACACCATTAACGCTGGTTCCGGCGATGATGAATACACCATTCTTGGTGATGCCATCACCCTCGGCGCGACCATCGTTGCGGCTCACGCATGGGTACGTGTATCCTACAGCGTAGAACCTGCTTAATCTGGTAGCGTTGCATCCGCCCCCTGCTCCGGCGGGGGGCATCGTTTTTAAAGAGAGAGGACATGTTTTATGGCGACTATTTATCCGAATGCTATTGTAGCGATTGAATTAAATTTTATTAAATTAAATGAGAACGACGACCCCGTTTTTATCCCTCGCAAGTTACAGTTAAGATTTACTGATGGCGCGTGGTATATGCACCAGATGAAAATGCAGGAGATATTGAAAGAACTCAATCCTGAACTGGACTTAGCCAGCGAGGATGCGAAAGACCGCATGATAATGCCAGCCATTGAGGAGACTCTGGCTATAGGTATATGGGCGGGTATTCAGTGGATAGAGAAACAGCGTGATATTACCATTGAAGATATTATTAACTGCTTTGACAGCGAGATGTTTGAGAATGGTGAAATCAGTGAGTATATGGATGCGGTGACGAAAGCTATGGGATTATCTAATGAGGATGGTACTCCATTATCGCCGGAAGAAGCGCAAAAAAAAATAGCGAAAATTCTAATGCGGGTAATGATGCAACGTGGAATGACGCAGAAAACTTACTTATCGCTGATGACTTAGGTATATCCGAAGAAGAATATTGGTGGGGTCTTACTCCGGCGCAATTTTTGCGGCGGATTAAGTCTTTTTACAGGGTTCGTAAGAATAGGATGAAGGACATGGCTTGGTTTGTAGCGGCGATTATGAATAGTAACGGCAGTGATGTTAAGACACTGGATGAGATATTGCCCCCGGGACTGCGGGAGACGGATATGAAGGACGATATTAACAAGATAAAAGAAGAGGTAGAGTACACTCAAAATTTATTAAAAAATGCGAAAATAGCGAAACCTATTGCAAACAAGGTCGTAAAGTAAGATAATAAGGTCAGCGAGGGTATAAGATGAATAATAACGAAGATAGAACTGCGGCAGATGTCACGGCTGGCTTTAATGCTATGGCTGGTGGTTTTGCGATAGCATCGAATATTCGTGACCAAGAGATGGTTGCAAAACAGGGATATGTTTCGTTTCAAAAGTCTATATCTGCTAACGCTTTTAAGAAGAAACACCCTGATTGGAAAGAAGTTAAAACAGGGAATGAATTTCGATTTTATCCGCCTAATTCTGCGCCAACTCAGCGTCCCCCTTACTCTCATCAATGGCAGGGCAAGGATGTTGACAAACAGCAACTGGATATAATTAATCGCCGTTCGTTGCAGTTGCATGCAGGGAAGTCTAATGTTGACCCATCTGACACGAATACTCATGCAAGATATGACAGTTTATTAAATCGTTTAGACATGCGTGGTGCGGCTATTGAGGTGCGTAGTGGAAATGTAATAGAGCGTCCTGAATTTGAGGGTTCTACTTTATCAGGTTTTACCGAAAGTAATCGCCAGCAGTTCCCGAAGCCAGCAATTAACGAAAATCTAAAAGGTTTTTTTAGTCCTATTAAATCATCTTTTGATAGACGTAAGAAATTGCCCTTGCCGAAGGTGCTTGACCCTTCTCGTATATCATGGCAAACGGGTGTGACGCAGAATGATTCAAATAATGTCGATAGGAGTGTTTTAAGAAACACAGATAGTGAACATAATCAAAAACGCCGCAGAAATCTTCAAGAACGACGAGAACGTGTACAGGCGCGTTGGAATGAACGTAAAGAAAGAATAAAAAATACACCATCTGTTGATAATGATACTCCGACACCTGTAACAAAAGTACCAAAGCAACGCACACCCAAAAAGCCGAAAAATGACGATACTGTCCACATGCGCGTAAAAGAAGGTGGCGGATTATCACTGGCAGTTCAGGGAGTCGTCTTGTGTGGTGCGCCTAATAAACCTCGTTCGGTGAAATATGGTTATATAGAGAATGTTACTTGTCCGAAGTGCAAGAGTATTTACGAAAAGGAAAATGCTCCTGCTAATAACTTATTTACGAGTAGTACTCCTGCGCTGGAAAATCCGAATGAGAACGTTCCGGTATTAAATAATCAGACACCTGTTATACCACCAACCAGCAGTAATGTGGGTGGTTCAGGTTCCAGCGGCGGCTCCGGTGGTAGCACTGGTGGTTCAGGCGGTTCTACAGGTTCCAGCGGCGGCTCCGGCGGTGGTAGCAGAAAATCTAAAAAGCCGAAAATTATCCATTGTATTAATGACGAACGCGGTGTGCGGTGGTGCGGTCAGCCTATAGGTGCTGATGATGTGACAGAGATAGCGAAAGCCACCTGTTTGAATTGTCAACGCGCATACGCTAAACACGCGTCGCCATCTCCACGCAAGAGTAGTTCAGGTGCGCCAGAGGGCGAAGAGCGGATGTCTTATGAAGAAGCCGTATCATACCTGCACAATTCTGCGGCGGATGTCACGTTAAGCAATAAGGGTGTCAACCCACCTAACGTGGCTAACGTAGGCAAAAATAAGAAGTATGCAGGTCATCGTGGTCTGCCTGACGCACTGACAGCCGAAGCGTCGTTGACATCGTTCGTTGAAGGTGATTTAGAAAAGATAACAAGGCGCACATATACTGCTGATAAGACAGATATGAAAAAGACTCGTGCGTCAGCGTTGAACGTCGCCCGCGACCTGCCAGCGTTAAAGGCGCAAGCCGCTAAGGGCAAAGTTCTCATTGGCAATCTTAAAAAAGAAATGCTGTCTGCTGATGATGAAACAAAGCGGGCGTTAGAAGCCGTTGTCACTAAGAAGCAGGAAGAACTGGAGTTAGTAAACAACGAAATTATACGTTTAACTGCGGCAGAGAAGGATATAAAAAACGTTTACAAGTCTGTGGGTACTTCACAGTATCAGAAGCGTATTAATCAAATATCGAATGCAAAGTATGCGGCAGACCCACAGAAGAAGATGGACGCGCTCGTTAAAGAACGCGATGCGTTGCAGAAAAAGATGCGCACAATGGACGTGTCCGACCCTGCATATCAGTCTGTCCAGAAAGGTGTGGGCTTATATAACACGCAAATAAAAGAAGCTGAACGTCAGGTGATGATAAAGAAGGCATCTACCGATGTGTCTGCTTTGCATAAAGATATTTCTTACTCTGCTATAACACAAGATAGCAAGTTAGATTTGACACAAAAACGTATCAAAGAATTTCAGGATTTAAAAGATACAGCACCGAAGGGTGATAAGATGATTGCTTATTACACGAAGGTGTTGCAACTGCTGAAAGAAGAAGAAAAGCAGTTACAGAAAAATATTAAGTTGGATGAGCAACAGGCGCGAGTTACTATAAAGCAAGTGGCAACTCAAACTCGTCAGGAGACTATCCCTGAATTAATGCGCAAAGCTAAAGGGGATGCGTTAAAAGAAATCAGTTTGTTGCAAATGGAAATAGCTAAAGAACAAGCTATCGTTGATAATAAAGATTCTACCTCACGGATGAAGGCTATCGCGGAAGCGAAGGTAAAAGAGTATAAAAACGCTCTTGCCAAGTTAGGCGACCAGACGGTATTACGGGAAGTCAGTAGACTACAGGGTATAGCGTCCGGCGATGGCAAACAACATCGCTTAGGTAGTTTGGAAGCTAACCAACAGGCGCAGGCGACATATTTAGCTTTAATATCTGAGTCAGCGAAATTAAAAGATAGAACAGATTTAGACCCGAAACAGAAAGCGTCTATATCTCACGCTTTGCGAGGATTAGAAGTAGGTGCGTTCTCCGTTATGCGCGGTACATCTGCTGAATATCTTAATCAGGCGAAGATTAATATGGAGACAGCTAAGGCGAGTAGCCTTGGCGAGATGAAAAAGTTCTTAATGACCTTACGACAGGATATGTCTGTTACCCGTGGTCAAATACAGAGTATGCTCGGCAAGCCGGGGGAAAATTTATTACGGTCTCAATTAGCGCAACAGCGTCAGATGGAACGCGAAGCGCGGGATTCAATACGTGAAAATATTTATCGTAGAGTATCCGGCAGAGATAAGGCAGATTTTGATGTTCCGTCTATGGGACGTGCAAAAGCTAATCTTTATGCTGAGAATATATCTGAATTCGCTAAAATAGCGGGTCAGGATATACAGGATAGATTCGGCAAGACGTTAGGTATCGTTAATGGTATATCGAATGGACTGCTGATGGCGGCGGGCGCGACAGCAATGCTTGCAAGTGAAGCTGTTAAAGCGTCGGCAAAGTTTGAAGCTACCAGAGTAACAATGGGTGCGATATTGAAAGATACTGGCGCGGCTAACCAATTAGTCAGCGACATTATGGCGTACTCATTGGAAACCCCCTTCCAGTTTGACCAGTTAGCGGACATGTCGCGGCAGTTATTAGCATTCGGTTATACAGCGAAAGAAACCATGCCGATGTTAAAGTCTATCGTAGATGCGGTTACTGCTGTCGGTGGAGACCAAGGGAAGCTGAGCCGTATTATACAGGACTTCGGTAAAATGCGTTCGTCCGGCGTTATTAATGCAAGAGAAATGCTCCAGTTAACGCAAGCAGGTCTGCCAGCGTGGGAGATTCTGGCGAATAATGAAGAAATGGGATATGGCGGAAATCAGAAGAAGTTGCGCGATGATATGCGTAACCGAAAGGTAGATTCTCGTCAGGCTATCCCTGCTTTAATTCAGGGATTTCAAGAGCGTTATGGCGGTGTAGCGGAAGAGAGAATGCAGACTACACAGGGTAAGATGGAGAACTTCCAAGAGCGCATAACGTTTGCGTTTGTAAAATTAGGTGAAGCCTTATTACCGTTCGCTAATGGTTTATTAGAAATTGGCACATGGTTGCTTAATCTTTCTAATTCCCCGGGATTGCGGGCGATAGCAACGATAACAGCTAACTTCCTCTTCTGGGGTGGTGCTGTAGGCGGTATTATAGGTAAATTAACGGCGATTGTCCCTGCTTTAGCGGCTATGACTAAAGGTATCAGTGCTGGTATTATAGCAACGGCTGAAATGGCTGGAATGACCATGACTGAGACAGCGGTAATGCAAGCCAGTATAGCAACTAAAACAGAAGCGGCATTGATAGAGCAGGGCATACGAAATCAAAAAACGTTGTCTATTATTACTAATCAGGCGTTAACCGCTACTCAGATGGAAGCGGCACTGGTAGAAGCTGGTCTGACAGCAGAAACAGCGAAAGAGACAGTGGCGACAGCGTTAAATACTCGTGCCACGATAGCAAACACATTGGCGGAAGAGCAGTCTAATATAGCTAAAGAAAAAGCCATATTGATGCAAAAGAGATTGGCGGCGGCTAACGTGTGGATATTAGCTTTGACTGTTATTGTTACTGCGCTTGTGCTGGTTTGGGATAAATGGTTAAAGCAGGATACCAGTGCTGAAAAATCACAGAAGATGCAAAAGAACGCGGAAGAAACAGCGAAGTCTTTTGAGAAACTTAATAATGCTATAGGTAAAACTATTCGTGATATAGATAATTTAGAAAAGGCACAAACGAAAAATGCTGATTCCACAGCGTTGCTTGCCAGCAGATATAATGATTTGCGGGCGATGTTACGCAGTGCCGGAGCAGAAGCTGATAAATTAGCAGATGCCAAAACACCAGAAGCACTCATTAAATTCGCTCGTGAATTTATGTCTTTAAATATTGAAAAACAAATAAAGGCATTAGCAGATGCTAAAATGTACGCTGACAGGTCTAAATTAGAAACATCTCTTACTGAGTATAAAGATAATCCTTCTGATATAGGTCGTAAGATAGTTCAAATATCTAATCGGTCGCTACAACCGTGGTGGACTCGTAAACAGCGTATGGAAGCGGCATCCAATGATATAATGGATACACCATTATTTAAGAAAATAGTACAAGACAATATGAAGCAGGGTTTAAGTCGTAAGGAAGCCACGAATGAAGCATTTAAGCCATTCGCTAAATATATGGCAGAGTATGAAAGTGCCACGGGTACTTATGACGAGGTATTGCAGAAGCGGGCTTTGTTACAAGCAGAAATGTATCGCCAGCAGTTAGAAGCGGCAAAAGAAATGGGCATGTCTGCCGCTGATATGAGTAGTTTATCTACAGCGCAGTCTACTCTGTGGTCTAACGCTGTCGCTTTTGCACAAACCAGTGCTGATGCTTCACAAACTAAACCTACGCCATACGAAGCAGGTGCAGTTAAAGACGAGTACATGTCTACACAAGGCACAAAGAGCAACTTCCAAGATATTCTTGGGAAGGCACAAGAGACGAATAATAAGTTAAAGACCCTGTATGATATTCGTCGTCAGATGAAAGAAGGTACTTATACTCCGCCGAAGCGATTTGACAAAGATACTGTCGAAGGTCAGATGTGGTCTAACATCGGTGAAGGTGCGGAAGAAGGTACATTCCAGAAAGCTATCGAAACTGAAATATCTAATTTAGAAACGAAGAAATCTAATATTGACAAAGCATTAACGGATGCCGCAAACAATATGAATGCCGCATTAGAACGGGATGTAAACGCACAGGTCTCTAATGTTCAGTTAGTGAATATACCGGAGATAGTGCGCAAGGCAACCACCGAACTGGCGAAGCAGAAACAGGAACTGGTGGCGTTGCAGGGTCAATATAAATTCGATGCACAGGGTAATAAAATAGTGGACATCGGTTTGGACGCACAGGTCAAAGTAGTCGAAGCGCAGATAAAGAATAATGAACTGCTGATTAATAAAATGAACGAAGCCCGAAATGCGAAGTTAATGTCGGTCAGCGCGGATAAAGCAGTAGCGTTCTTTATTAACGAGACGGCTCGTGAGACCGAATTCGGCACGAAAGAATTCGATAAATACGCTTCTGTAGCTGAAAAGATTAAGTCCCACATGGACGCATTAAAGAATGCAGGGAAGGGAGCGACCGGAGAAATAGCGAAGTTGCGGGAAGAATTCACGAAGTACACTCGCTTATCCGAAGCGTTTCAGGCTGATAAAAATGTTAAGAAAGTCGAGCGCGAAACGACTGCGGCAGTTAAGGCGCAGGGGTATATGTCTGTTGATAATGCAACAGGTATTTACAACGCGAAGATAGACAAAGTGCAGAAAGACCTGCTGGCGGGGAATATCACTGCTGACGTAGCCAGAGAGCAGATAAAGGTCTTGAATACTGCCCGCGCAAGAGTAGCGGAAGCTGGTAAACTACAGGAAGATATAATCGCCATGTGGAGAGCCAATGACGACGCTCTTCGTTCTTACGCCGCAGAAGATGCCACTGGTATCCATACATCGGCTGTGGATAAAGCACGTGCGCAAGTAGAAGCGTTCAATAAGATACTGCAAAATATGGCGATGCAGGGCAAGGCTAACACCGCAGAATTTAAACGCATTCGTGCTGAGCGCGATAAAGCACTGGCTACCGTAGTCGGCAGAACGACTGAAAAAGAAAAGATAGACTTGCAGTTTGAAGAAAACAAACAGCGTATGACTGACACAGAAAAAGTTGCATCCGCTCAGTTAAGTGTGTGGACAGCTAATCAGTCACCGACCAATACTATTGATGACCGTCTGGCGAAAAAGAAAGCGCAGAAAGACTTGGAACTGGCAATGGCAGAAATGTCTAACAACCAGAAAATAATGCAGAAGCGCAAAGAAATGCAGAAGCAGATAGAGGACTTACGCAAGGGCGGAGCGGCAGAGGACGATATTAATAGAGTTAAGGAAGCGTTTGATATATGGAAAGCTAAGGAAGATGAGAAGCTGGCGTATCTGCGTATGACTAAAGAGCGACAGTTCATGGTAGAAGAAGCGTATGCCAATCGCATGAAACGACTGCGCGAGCAGGATTCTATCGACGCACTGGCGCGTATATTCGGTATGTCAGCGGAACAGACGAAGTGGATGAAACGCGGGCGCGAGTTGGGCGACGTTACTCCACAGGATAGACAGATGGCTCGTATCTTTGGTAAGAAACCAGAGGGCGAAGGCATGGAGACGTTATTTGGGAAACGACTACCGAACTTGATGCCGATAGCGCAAGCTACGCAGGTGCAGGGCATGATGAGTAATTATAGCTTTAAAGGTTATCAACCAGAAGGCTATGACCGCTATAACAGCAATGTGGATGTGTCCGGAGTGTTCAATGGTAAGCAGGTTAATAATCCACAAGTTAGTGTACTGATTAAGTCTATAGATTCGCTTACTGATGCGATTACAGGCTCAGTTTCACTTTCACTTCCGGGATTACCGAATAATTTCGGTGCGCCTGTTACTGAGTTAGTGCCAACTCCGGGTTTGCCACACCCTGATTCTTTAATGGGTCAGGCAGTTAAGATGGCATCCAGTGGTCAGCAGTTGAACTCTATGTCATCTGTGATTAATGAAGTAATTAGTGGTTCGCCTACCGCTTTAGGAAATAAACAGTCTACCATTGTACGCGGGTTGCCAGCTTCTCCATTAACAGGTAAGTCCGGCACACGCGGTGGTCACGATATTAAGTTAGTGTTGTCTGGATTGGGTGAGCGTCTGTTTAAGGTGCTGGAGTCAATCGACAACCCGGGCGGCACAGGTAGATACTAAACTGTATTTACAAGACATAGAGAATATGGTATGGTATAATCAGAGGTGAAGATATGCGTACCATATTTCTCTTGTTATTTTTAATCTTAAATGGGGTAATGGCAATGGCTTTGACACCAGCGATGATATATTATTTTGGCACAGATTTAAAATTTATTGATTATGATGGTAACATTGTAAAATCAATAACTTTACCTGCATCTGCTGGTACTCCTGAGTATGCTACTCCTAATCGTATAGCATATAATAATACAGTAAAAGAATTGTACATGGCAAAAGATACCACAGGTATATACGTTATAGATTCTAAAGGGGTGATAAAATCTACTTTAGTATCTACTACTAAAATTAACTGTTTGTCTTATGATGATAAAAATAATTATATATGGGCTATTGTGGATAATTATGGTGGCACTAATACAGGGAGATATTTAAGTAAAATAAGTACTACTGGTACTATTATCGGTACGTATGATTTAGGTAATGAGGGGTATAACGATATTATAGCAGGGCAACAGGGCGGTATTTGGGTCTCAGGATATGTGAATGGTAATTATGAACGTATTTTAAAGATTTCACAAAGCGGTACTATTACAGGTCAGAGCGATTTATTAGTAACGGCGAATAAAAATGTAAAATATTTTCGGCGCGGGGCATTAAATGATTTAATTACATTATATGGCATTTCTACTTATGCTAATAATAAATTTAGTATTGTGTATTGGGACGACACTAATTCTGGAAATAGCTTGTCTGCATGGGAACTTGATTATGTATCTCAGGGAATTCTTTTTTCAGATAGATACACTTTAGACAATACTGAAACTATATTTGTCCCCGGTGGTGCTACTGGCGGTGACGTTTTTTTATACCGTATAGATATTAATAATGATGCAGTAACATCTCTAAATCTTACCGACCTATATGGCGATAATATAACTCCTCGCGGCATGGCGACAGATAAGGATAATAATATATGGTGGACTACATCAGAAGATGGATTAATTAATTACTCTAATGATATTGTGACACAGTTGCATATTATTCCCGATATAGGTTATGGTTTTTTAGTCGATGGTTACGTAGATATATCATTAACTGTCATGGGTAAATTGACCAATATTTTTAAAACAGAATTTTACGTCAAACACGCTGGCGCAGGTCTATATGAGTGCTACGAATATCAGCCAGTATTCCCGCGTAGTGCTGATGGCACGTTAGCAACTGCGGCGGTGAAGGTCGGTGAGTTCACTATAGCAGGTATTACTGCTCCATCGTCTATAATGTTGCAGAATGATGCGAAGGGGTTCATGACCTGTATTATAGATGAGACCACGAAAAGGTACAGCAAAAACTTCGGAAGGACGTGGACAGCATGAGTATAACGACACCAAAGAACGCGTTCGTAAAATTAACATTATCAACTCTTAACGCTCTATATCAGTTGCGTCACGCTGGCGTAGGTATTTATCAGAGTGCCGATAAATCAGTGAAGTCTTTCCAGTATTTAAAGAATAGTGTTCTTACCAATGGGATGTATCAGTTGCATTATCATTCCACAGACAAGAGTATTATTCTTGACCCTGACTACCTGAATAAATCAAAGCGCAAAGACATGTACGGCAGATGGGACTCTACTTATGGTTTATATGACGTTTCCTCTCCTAATCCTGAATGGTGCGGCTCTTGCTTGTGTAACGGCTTCACAGAGAAAACAGACGGGCTGGAGTGGTACACAGCCACATCGGTAGAAGTTATCGACGCTGACAGTTCGTTCATCTACACACAGTTCGTATCCGACGAGTCCTACATCCATTTCAACAATTTAACCGACGGCGACTTCGACCACATCTTTCAACTGACTGTGGGCAAAAACGTAGACGTTGAGGGCAGTGGATACATGCTGGAATTTTCCGCCGTTGGCAAGCCTACTTTCTATGGTGAATATGACGCTCTGCTTGGCAAACGTCCGGTGTTGGGATACTATAAAATAACTGAGGAAGAACTGTCGGAGTACCGCAAGGGCGGCGCAAGCCAGTGGGCTATTTACAGTGTGAACGGTGAAGTGGTCATCTTTTCAACCATACTCAATGAGCGATGGGTAATACCGGGCGTTCGCACTATCCCGCAGGGTAAGATGGAAGTGAGTATCGGCGGTATTAATACAGCTTTTAATATGCAGAACATCACGTTCGCCACATCAGGTTATTTCATATCTGACTGGATAAACGTGCTGGACTGTGACTACGAGATACAGACAACAGACCCTGAGCAAACAGAGAGCGATACCCGCTTCGTTTATTACCCGCAACTTAACCCGAATGGTGAATTTAAATTTAGCGTGTACGACTCAGAATTTCAGGTTGATTCTGACGGGAATACATTAAAAAACAGAATAAAGATACGTGTGGATATGACAGGGGACGGTGTAACTACACCATTCCTGCGCGGGTGGCAATTCCTGCAACAGCCAGTATTCAGAGTCGTTAATGACCCACCGATAACTATACAGGACTATATCGGCTCCGTTGTGCTGGATGATTATGTCGATGGTGCGAATATATCCATGAATAACGACATAGCTACTGACACGGTATCTATATCATTGCAGAATGATAGCAAGCAAGTCACACACGCATTGTACAACGTGTTGTATGAAAAGCAGGAAGGCGATGACCCTGATTTGCCTGATTTCACGCCTGTATTGTTGCATGGCAACCTGCTGGCAGTATTAACTTATGGATACGAGCAGTATACAGATGATGTGCGGGAAGTATTGCAGGAGAACGCGTTCATAGGGTACATACCCGCGTCACAAATATCCAGTAACTTAAACAGTGAGAAAATGACGTTCAATATCCGGTCGCTGGCATATCCATGTATGCAGAGTAGTTTGTATACTGCTCCATGTTTAACAGGCTTCGCCGTAATAGACGCTATAGCACTGATAGCAGTATGGGGCGGCATACATCCTGACTTCATACATCTGCATGAGATTAAGCCTACCTACCCTGTGGATAATTTCAGTTATATAATGGACAGTATCGTCGGTATTGAATATACTGCGGGGAACGACACACGGACGCTATTTATCGCGGGTGACGAGTTTAATTTAGACAGCCCGATGTGGTTGTGTAATAACCAGAAAGCATGGGAAGTTATCTCGCGTATATGCGACAGATACGGATATTCAGTATGGGTAGATGGCTCCGGCATATTTAATGTTCAGAAAATATCTGAACGTAAGCCGCTGGCGGGGCATGATAACTATTATAATTACGACTTGAAATGGGAAGATTATGAGGTAGAGTCCAAGGGTGCTTTACGTTCGCTGGAGATAACTCCTGTTGACAACGATATAACTAACGTCGTCGTCGGTGAGGGTAAAGACCAGAACGGCAAGACATTGCTGGCTATTTGTGCTTACAAAGATTCCGTAGAGCAAGTCAACTCCCGTCGGTATGTGGGTTACAAAATATCGTATCGTTTGCAGGATGATGAGATAATTACTATGGACGATTTAAAGCGGGCGATACGTAATTACGCTGTCATTCATCAGCCCGGTCGTGTTACCATATCTGTAGAGGGTTTCTACGGCAATCTATTCGGCTTAGTGCCGGGGGATATTATACAGGTCGCCGCTGATTACCCACAGATAATAGCATGGGATGAAAACGGTCAGCCTGTGGGAGACCCACAGTACTTCCATTTCTTTAGAATACGGACGATTACATACGACAGCCCGCAGGGAGTACCGCACTGGACATGCAAAGCCGAAGCTGAATTTGTAGACATAGCTAACCCGTGGGCTTTTAATATGATAGGCGCGAAGGCGGCACTGGGCGGTGTCCGCGCTATAGTTAATGCAATGCGACCGCTTAAAGCAGGTTTGCAGGATGACTTCGATGGTCAGGTTGAAATAGTTCACCCTGACTGGCAATATTTTACAATCGGGCTATCTTTGTCCGGCGGTGCTGACAAAATAAAGCCTGATGGTGTATAATGCAAGTGGAGATATAATATGGGTACAGTATTAAGTTTATGGGACGGGAATAGCGGGTCATTTTCTAATGCGAAATTGACCGATTTACAAGTGCCGTCCACCGGAGAATGGAACGCTAAAATGTTTGATTCTCACCAGAACTTCTGGGAGAGATTCAATATTAACTTCTGTATATCGGTATCGGCTCCGACGCTGACGGCTAACGGGTACGACATTCCTGCATATGAAGTTATCGCTGGCGGTTTTCGCGTTAAAGCTACCGTTACAGAGAGTCTGGCTGTGCCGTTTGCCAGTTTAGAAACGGGTAAGAAATATCTCGCATACGTATCTCCGTCCGGTACTTTAGGTTACGCTGAATTGAGTACCTTACCTAACCTGAGCAGTAATCCTGCGCCGCTATTTGTTTTCAATATTGATAACACTGACATAGTGTATGTTAAGTTATTCGTAAAAGAGAACGCTATCGTCAACGGTAATCTGGTGACTGCTGGCGGCGGTGCTACATATACAGCGGGAGATGCGATAGACTTAACTGATGATGTAGTCGATGTGTTATATGATAACAGTACGCTTAAACTTGATGAGTCTAATACGTTGTATGTTGACTTAGATGTTATATCTGCCGGAATAACTACTTTAGACGGGGGAGCGATAGAATAATGGCAACTATACAAATAAAGCGCGGCACGACCGCTCAGATAGCCGGAATAACTCTCGCCTTGGGTGAGATGGCGATGGCGACAGATACTACTCCCCCTCGGTTATGGATTGGGACGGCGGGGGGTAACCAGATAGTTGGTGAAGTTTTAAAAGGCGCGGTATCGTCTAATATTCTGCTTAATTCTACTAACAACACCAGTGTCGTTACTTTTACACCGGGGGTTCAGGGTAACTATATGGTGGGGATATATTTCCGAGTAGTTACGGCGCAGACTAATTTAATTCTGAGTATAACATATACAGATGATGGTGGGGCGCAGACAAACATTGTGCTTAACAATCAGGCGTGTCCGGTGGGGCAATATTCTTGTATTCCGGTTTTTATTAATGCCAAGACAAATGCGATAACTGTGGTGGCTACTGCGGCGACGGCTAATCAGGTATATGTATCTGCTTCAATCAGGGAGATGTAATTATGGCGAAGTTAATAGTAGCGGGCGATGCGGTCGCTGGTGAGGTTATATCGGGTAAAAGATTCTCGGCGGGTATTAATTATGACGCTGAGGGTAATGTTATACTTCCGGCAGAAGATGATGTAAAAGACGGTGTGGGTTACGGCGCGGAAGGCACGGAATTTGAGGGGACTTATGGTGGCGGCACAGCAGATTATCCTGCCGTCGGTAAAGTCGTTGATGGGACTTTATTTGACAATGGTAATTTAGAAGGTACATTCGTTGTGCCGGACGAGTCCAAGGTTGAGAATGGTGTAAGTTACGGCGCGGATGGTACGGAATTTACAGGTACTTTCAGTGGTATACCTGCTAACGTAATCACACAGTTGGACGATATTAATGGCGAAGTTATAGGCACAACTGTTTATGATAAAATGGACGCTATAGAAGCAGAGAAAGCGAATATATTAGCGGCTATGAATAGCGCGGGATTTACCGCACATACAGATGATGACCTTGACACATACGCTCCATATATTGCGGTTGATGTTATTGATGCAACTCGCGGGGCGTTGGATACTATCGCTGGCGGCACTGCTCCTGACCCTGACGATTTACAACACTCAATATGGAATGTAAGCGACAAGATGGACGATGTACGCAATGAAGTAGCTAATATGTATGAAGTAGTATCTGTGCCAGATAACTTGACAGGTATAGCTTCTGAAATTGCAACAAGTAACACATCTTTGCTTACAGATTTAAATAGTAATCTCGGAAGTGTTCAGACTGACATTAATGATGCTATGTCGCAATTAGACGCGGACAGGACGGCTATTCATGACGCTATAGAAGCAAAAGGGGTGACGGTAGACGCGGAGTTCGACGATTACGCGGCGGCTATAGCGAACATATCCGGCGGTGGCGGTGCAACACCTACTCGCTCCACAGCAATCATACGTCCAGATAGCGACATGGTTCTCGGCGGTTTATCGCAATCCCCGGGGACGGGTAATCATTATGAGAAAGTCAATGAAGTAAATCCAGACGATAATACTGTGGTATATAAATATTATCTGAATAACGATTATTATGATGTATTTGGTTTAGCGAATACAACTATACCGAGCGACAGTCTTATAGAGTCAATCATAGTAACAGTTCGCGTTGCTCAGGCAACGGGCGGCGATACTCACCGCGCTATTTTAAAGATTGGCGATACACTTTACAATGGTAACGCTGTCGGATTCGCAGGTGATACTACTTACCGCTCCTCGTCTTTCAAATGGGCTTTAAATCCGGCGACAGGTGCTTCGTGGACAGTATCAGATATTAATGCACTCGGCGCGGGTATACAATTTATTGGCAGTGGCGGCATCCAGTGGTGTTCACAATTATACGTGACTATTACCTATACCGATATAGCCGTGGACGGCGCGAATACCACACAGACCGGAGCGCAAGCAGTTGTAGCGTATGACGATGGAAGTCTGGCGAAGGGTAACAGCTTCTTCGTTAAGGACAACGGCGATGGCACATTATCCATGCCGAATATCAACCGGATGATTGCGAAACCGATGAATATGATTGATGGCGCAGATGCGGCAGTAAATGCGAGTAACACCGTGGTGTCGGCTTTCACATCTAACTATGGTACATTCGCTTTAGGCACTCTGTTCACCGTTGGTCAGATGGTCGGCGTTGACCCTGAGTTCGGTTCTTATGTCGGAGACTGGGACTATGGTAATACGCCATACTCACAGGGGGCTTACGCTAAAGACCCGTCAACCGGAGCGGTGTTTATATCTCTTATCGGCAGTAATTATGATACTCCGGCAGTTACGCCGCATGTAGACCCTGCATATCAGTCATGGCAGTTAGTGAAATCACATGCAAATATATACGTTTGCAAGACAGAGCATACATCTGCCGCTGAGCCGACCGCATGGGAATGGACACCGGGTATAAACTATTCAGTCGGTGACAAACGTACCTATAACGACGGCATGGGCGGGTTATATTGGGAATGTAACACGGCTTACCAGACACCTAACGGGGCATTTTACGAAGATACTGCATACTGGACAGATATTACTGCCGCGACCATAGCGGCGGCGTTCATCTCTGCTAATTGGCACGAAGTGACGAATATGGCGTGTCCGATGGCACTGGGTATACCAATAGCGCGAAAAGTTACTGACCATTGTACTTATGCCGACGGATTATCTTACGCCGGATACTCAGACTGGCGCATGGCGAATATACGCGAACTGATGGAAATGATGCACTTCGGCAATCCGGCAAGCGCGTCGCCGCTATACGGTATACCTGCTCTCGGTACAGGCAGTAAATCTATTCATAGTTCTACACCTGCGCCGGACGGTATAACAACCAGAAACATGATTACTGATTTCGGTAGCATGTATCCGCTGTATCAGGGATACCGTGAAAACTGGGGATACACTATATTTGTGAGGGATATAGAATGACAGACCGTGGTATAATAGAAGGCAGAGAAACGCCGGAAGATGATATTTATATACTCACCCCCCAAGGCGGGGTGGTATGGGCTGATAACGCAACAGATGCCGAAAAGGCAGAAGAGGAGATACGTCGAAATGGCAATAAACAAAGCAATGACACTGACTGACCCGTTAGGTCACGAGATGCCTGTCAATTATCATGTGATATTAAATATCAATAATGACATGCTGAACGAGAAGTCCACAGTTTATATCGGTTCGTATCATAGCAAAGAGCAGTATGAACTTAATCACCACTCGTTCGTAAAGCCGCCGATGCACTATACCTTCGACGGCGGTGACATGAATATCGCCGCCGCGCAAGATACTATAATAGATTTGCCTAATTGGGTGGATTCTACTATTGTAGATTAATGTGTTTTTGTTGTATAATCGTCACTGTAAAGGGGATACGCCATTATGACACAGCAAAATCATGTAAGACGCAGGAGTTCTGATTTAGAAAGTCCAGAACATATTACCGCCGAATGGGTTTTACTGGCTATTAAAAACGCATTCGGAGAGCGTTCCTGTAGTGACGAGTGCAAAGAGGTCGCAGTATTAAAACAGGAAGTTAAAGACAATAAGGAAATATTGTTAGAAATCAGAAGCGATGTCAAAGCGCAATCAAAAGCCAGCACCACTACCATGTGGGCTGTCATATTCGCAATGGCTGGATTTATAGGAACGTTAATTACCTTGTTATTAGGTAAGTAAGAGAGGTATTCAATGGTTAAAGTAAACGGAACAGATATTATCATGGTTCCATCAGAAAATCAGCGTCCACGCAAGGCAGGGCGCAAACCTCAGTACATAGTACTCCACGGCACAGAGGGTTCTTTCAACGGTGCAGTCAACTGGCTCTCCGGCAAGGGTGCTAACAAAGAGTCATCCGCACACTTCGTTGTATCGCGCAAAGGCGACATTGTTTCAATGGTAGACACATCACAATGCGCGTTTCACGCGGGCAAAGCAGAGTGGGAAGGTCATATTGATATTAACGACCGCTCCATCGGTATTGAAATGGAGAACATCTCCGCCAGACACCAGAATTATCCAGACGCACAGCTACAGGCTGTCGTTGCGCTGTGTGCGTTGTTATGCAGGAAGTGGAAGATACCAGCGGACTCACAGCATATCGTTACTCATAAAATGGTCTCCCCCGGGCGAAAATCCGACCCTGTGGGTTTCCCTTATGATATATTTCTTCAACATTTGAAGAAAGAAATGGGAGTATAACAATGAAAATACGTGACTTGTTTATTATAGTTAAGGAAGAATTTAAGCGGGTGAAATGCGTCAAGTGGACAGCAGAGCAGGTGCAGTTTCGTTATCCTATGATAATCAACTGGCTGATTACTCTGGACGCGGAAAAGATTTTAGGCAAAGGGAAGAAGTTCCCCACATCTCCTATCGGCGGGATACCTGACCGGATAGAGTTCGATATACATATCCTCTTCCGGCGAGTACATGTGACCATTCTGGGCAAAGACATATACGAGTTTTTGCGCAAGGAGTTATAATATGTCAGCAATCAAAAGAACTACATGCGGCGATACCACCACCGT